CGGTGACTCTACAACTCAGGCAGCAACAGAGTTTGCATTGAATGAGGTAAGAAAACTTATTAATACTGGAGGTGTTGATTTCCCTGATGCATCATTAACTCAAAAGGGTATTGTTCGATTAAGTAACTCAACTAACACTGATAGTAACACTTTAGCAGCAACACCTACTGCTATTAACAATCTAAGAAAGATTGCCGCTGATGCGGATAACCTTACTGCAGGAACAGTCAATAACGCAAGATTGAATTCTGCAACAGTTAATAATAAGGGTATTGTAAGGTTAAGTAACAGAATTAATGGTGACTCTACAACTCAGGCAGCAACAGAGTTTGCATTGAATGAGGTAAGAAAACTTATTAATACTGGAGGTGTTGATTTCCCTGATGCATCATTAACTCAAAAAGGTATTGTACAACTTAGTAATTCAACCAATACTGATGATAATACCAAAGCAGCTACACCCACTGCAATAAATTCTGTTAGAAAAATCGCTGCTGATGCAGATAATCTAACTGAAGGAACAGTTTCTAGGGCTAGATTACCTCAGGGATCAACATCTAACAGTGGTATTGTAAAACTCAGTAGTGTCACTAATGGTGATAGTGTCACTCTTGCAGCATCAGAGAAAGCGATAAACAATGTAAGGAAAATTGCCGCTGATGCTGACAATCTGGCTACGGGTGAAGTTAATGTTGCAAGATTGCCCAAATCATCGACTACTACAAGAGGTATTGTACAACTTAGTAATCAAATTAACGGTACTGAAACAAATAAAGCTGCAACAGAGTTTGCATTGAATGAGGTAAGAAAACTTATTGATAGTGGTGTTGTAGACCCAACTACTCTTCCTGAAGCGTCTCTCAATACTAAAGGTATTGTACAACTCAGTAATTCTACAAATAGTGATAGTATTACTCTGGCTGCAACACCTAAAGCAATTAATGAACTTAGAAAGATTGCCGCTGATGCGGATAACCTTACTACAGGAACAGTTGGTGTTGCAAGATTACCTAAGGCTGCAACAAATGCAAGAGGTATTGTACAACTTAGTAATTCAACAAATGGCGACTCTACAACCAAGGCTGCAACTGAATTTGCATTAAGTCAAGTAAAAGACTTAATACCTAATATTGTCATAAATGATGCATCATTAACAGTGAAGGGTATTGTACGACTCAGTAATTCTACAAATAGTGATAGTATTACTCTGGCTGCAACACCTAAAGCAATTAATGAACTTAGAAAGATTGCCGCTAATGCTGACAACCTGAGTGCAGGTACCGTAAGTGTTGCAAGACTACCTAAGGCAGGATTATCTGCAAGAGGTATTGTTCAAACAAGCAATAGTATTAATACTGATGATAATGATGTAGCAGCATCATCGACTGCAGTCAATTCACTGAGAAAGGTTGCCGCTGATGCTGACAACCTGAGTACAGGAACAGTCAATAACGCAAGATTGAATTCTGCAACAGTTAATAATAAGGGTATTGTAAAGTTAAGTAATAGAACTAATGGTGACTCACAAACTCTGGCAGTAACAGAATTTGCATTAAGTCAAGTAAAAGACTTAATACCAATTGTTGATATTAAAAATGCATCATTAACTCAACGAGGTATTGTACAACTTAGCAATTCAACTAATACAGACGATAATACCAAAGCAGCAACACCTACAGCAATCAACACTGTTAGGAAACTGGCTACAGACGCCGACAATCTGACTTCGGGTGAAGTTAATGTTGCAAGATTACCTAAGGCTGCAACAAATGCAAGAGGTATTGTCCAATTAAGTAACTTAACTAACGGAACTTCTACTACTAAGGCTGTAACAGAGTTCGCATTAAGTCAAGTAAAAGATTCAATACCTAATATTGTCATAAATGATGCATCATTGACAGTTAAGGGTATCACCAAATTAAATAATGCAACAAATAGTACTAATCAAACCACTGCAGCGACACCTAAGGCAGTAAATGCCGTCAGATTAGAGTCTCAAAATGCAAGTAATCTGAAGGAAGGAAAAGTCAAAATTGATTTGATACAAGATGCATCAACAGTAACTCAAGGTGTTGTAAAACTCAATAACTCAATCAACAGTGTTGCAACATTTGAAGCAGCAACACCTAAGGCAGTCAATGATGCAAGACTTGCAGCAAAAAATGCTGATAATCTCTCTTCTGGAACTGTTGGAAGAGGTTTGTTACCTTCTGCAACAACTGGTGCAAAAGGTGTGACTCAACACTATGCAACATTCCCTCCTACAAGCACCTCAAATAGTCTTGCAGCTACAGCAGGTTTAGTCAAAAAAGTTTATGACAGTGCACAAAAACAGATACCATCTGGTTCAATAATGTTATTTTATCAGGCTGGTGCACCTACTGGTTGGACAAAAATCACTACTCAAAATAACAAAGCGATAAGAGTTGTCAGTGGCAGTGGTGGTGGAGGAGGAGGAAATAATACCTTTACTACAACATTTGGAAATAGAAGTGTACCTCTTCCAAGTCATACACACACTGCATCATCTGGAGATAATGATAAAAATCATAGACATGATGGTACAACAAAGAATAATGAAGGTTCACACTCACATAGTTTGTTGGACTTAGGACACACACACTTTATTGCGAATAGTGCTGGAGCAGTTTCTAGTCCAACTGATAAGGCCAAATTGAACACTACAACAGCCGCTGGTTCACAGGGATTTGGTGGTAATAGTAATAATGAACAACTACGAGATTATGTATTAGAAAGATCTGCTAATGCATTTGCAAATGTTGGATTAACTTCAAAAGTAAAAACTGATATCACTGTTACAGTTAATAATTCTAATCATAAACATACATTCACCTCTGGTCTTAATAAATCAAATCATAAACATCCCATCACTGTTAACACTGCAGGTACAGCATCTGCAGAAATTGATATGAGAGTACAATACATCAATGTAATTATTTGTAGGAAAAACTAATTATCTCCTGTGATAAGTAGAGGATTAATAGGACTTATTTGTGTTGTTGTTATACTTTGTTCTAATGATGAAAGGTAAAGTTGTTGATTAATTCTATTAGTCTCTACTACTTCATTTCTAAAATTTTCTACTGCAGCACCAGTTTGATTTGACTTCTGAGCGATTTCTACTGCCATCATTGGCATCCAGGAAACAGCACATTGCCATTCATCAATTTCCTGACCTGTGTTAGGATTAGTTCCTCTCACTTGAGTGTACCAAGCACATTTTTGTCCCACACATTTCTTCTTAATCAGTGGACAGAATTCTCCATCTTTCATAATACTTATCACAACTCAAAATATTTATAGACACATAAATAAAAAGAAGACAATTATAGTTTATAATGTCACTACTTAGAGCGGACAAATTAGCAAATCAAGAAAATAATAGTGGTCCCATTATTGTAGGTCCCTCAACAGTAAGTGGTGATTTTATAATTACAAATCAGGCAACAATATTAGGGTTAGCAGTTACTAATAGTGTAAATGTTGGAGCAGCGGTAACTTCAAGACATCTTACTGCAACAAATACTGCAAATTTATTTCAAACAGTCCTTACTGGGGTAACTACTGCAGGTATAGTAACCCAAGCAACTTATTATGGTGATGGAGTAAATTTATCTGGGGTTGTAACTTCAATAAAGGCCGGTAGCAATATTTCTGTCAACAATTCAACAGGAGAAGTTACCATTAGCGCCAGTGGAAATATGGTTGTAGATGATATTGAAGCAGATACATTAGTTGTATCTGGTATCACTACACTTGGTATTGTTACTGGTGCAACATACTATGGTGATGGTTCTAATTTAACTGGAGTTGCAAATACATCAAATGTAAGAAGTAATACTGTGGTTGTTACTGGTGTTTCTACACTTGGTGTGGTTACTGGTGCGACATACTATGGCGATGGTTCTAATTTAACTGGAGTTGCAAATACATCAAATGTAATAACTAACACTCTTGTAGTCAGTGGTGTTGCAACTTTCCAAAGTGATGTTTATATTGAAGGAGAATTGACTTATGAAGATGTAGATAATATTGACTCTGTTGGTATGATCACCGCAAGGTCTGGAATACAAATTCTAAGTGGTGGATTAGATGTTGTAGGTGTGACCACACTACAGACAGTTGAAGCAGGTTCTTATTTTGGAAATGGTGCAAATTTAACTGGAATAGTTACCACAATTATTGCAGGTACTAATATTACTATTGATCCAGTTGGCGGAACTGGAGCAGTTACAATCAATAGTAATGCTGGAAACTTAAATGCAAACACTTTAGTTGTTTCTGGAGTTTCGACTTTAGGTGTTGTGACTGGTGTTACATCCATTGAGTCAACTGAATACTATGGTGATGGTTCAAATCTCACCGGAATCACCCATACTCAAGTTGGTGCTATGGGTAATTTGGCTGATGATACTACACCACAACTAGGTGGTAATCTTGATATCAATAACAAATATATCACTGGAACTGGTGGTGTAGACATTACTGGTGTCATTACTGCAACATCATTTACAGGAAACTTAGTAGGTGATGTAACAGGAGACCTTACAGGTAATGCAACAACTGCAACTGATGCTACTAATGCAACTAATATTGAGGTTGATTCAAATTCTAATTCAACATTTAGGAATGTTGTTTTTGTCAATGGAACTGATGGAAATCTAAAACCACAAATCAATACAAGTATTCAAGTACAACCATCAACAGGTATTCTTACTGCAACAAAGATAAGTGGTGATGGTTCTTTATTGACCGGAATCACCCATACTCAAGTTGGTGCTATAGGTGATTTGGTCGATGACACGACACCACAACTGGGTGGTAATTTGGATGTCAATGGAAATGACATTACTGGAACTGGAGATATAAACCTAACTGGTACTATTACTGCAACATCATTTAGTGGAGATGGTTCAACATTATCAGGAATTGTAACTCACATTATTGCCGGTAATAATATCACATTAAGTCCAGGAAGTGGGGTAGGAGAAGTAACTATCAATAGTAGTGGTGGATCTGGTCCTGGAAACAACTTAAATGCAAATACACTTGTTGTATCTGGTTTCTCTACACTTGGAGGAGCATCTTTCTCCAGTGGTGTAAATGTTACAGGTATTGTAACAGCATCATCGTTTGTTGGTGATATATCTGGTACAGCTACTAATTGTTCTAGGTCAGTAGTAGCTGGTGATGGTTTAACTGGTGGAGGATCATTAACCGCAAATAGAACATTAAATGTTGGAGCTGGTGATGGTATAACAGTCGGTGAAGATGCGGTGGCCGTTGACTCTACGGTAGTCAGAACAACTGGTGCTCAAACTATTAGTGGTACAAAAACCTTTAGTAATACTATATCTGGTAGTATTGATGGTAATGCAAACACAGCAAATTCTGCTACAAGTGCAACTACTGCTACTAATTGTACAAGATCAATAGGTGCAGGAAATGGTCTTACTGGTGGTGGTTCATTAAATGCAAATAGAACATTAAATGTTGTTGGTGGTGATGGTATTACTGCTAATGCAAATGATATTGAGGTTGATAACACTGTAGTTAGAACCACTGGTAACCAGTCTATAGGTGGTACAAAGACATTTACTTCAACAATATCTGGTGATATTAATGGAAATGCAAATACTGCAACCACTGCTACAAGTGCAGGTACTGCTACTAATTGTTCAAGATCAGTCGTTGCAGGTAATGGTTTAACTGGTGGTGGTTCATTAACTGCAAACAGAATATTAGATGTTGTTGGTGGATCTGGCATAAGTGTAACAGGAGATGCAGTTGCCGTTAACTCTACGGTAGTTAGAACTTCAGGTAATCAAACTATTGGTGGCACAAAGACATTTACAAGTCCAATAAAATTAAATGATGGGGTTGAATTAATTTTTGGAACAGGAAGTGATTCTCATTTACAATTCAGCGGATCAAATACTATCTTAGATCTTGTTGCAGGTAATTATCTCATTAGAGATATTTCAGGTAGTGCAGTGACAAGACATACATTTTTTAGAAATGGTAATTATACAGCTACGGGTACTGTTACTGCAAATGCGTTCAGTGGAGATGGTTCATCAATAACAAATATCACTGCGACTAATGCCACTAATTGTTCAAGATCAGTCGTTGCAGGTAATGGTCTTACTGGTGGTGGAGTATTAAATGCAAATAGAACATTAAATGTTGTTGGTGGTGATGGTATTACTGCTAATGCAAATGATATTGAAGTTGATAACACTGTAGTTAGAACTTCAGGTGCTCAAACTATTGGTGGTACAAAAACTTTCTCTAATAATATTGTTGGTACTTTATCTGGTACTGCTACTAATGCCAATAATATTAATGTTTCCCCCAATTCAAGTACCAATTCAAGATATTTAATTTTTACTAATGGTACAAGTGGCAATTTAGGTGCTCAAGCTATTTCAACTATTTTAGTAAATCCATCTGCAGGTAGAATACAAGCCACAATTTTCCAAGGAAGTGGTGCCAATTTAACTAACCTGAATGCATCCCAATTATCAAGTGGTACTGTTCCTTCTGCAAGACTTTCAAATGTTAATGCAACAACATTAACAGTTACTGGAACTAATAGTAATGTTAATTACAGGGTAATGCTCACAGATGGAACTGGAAATAAGAGCGCTTTCAGTGATGGTGGACTTCTTTACAATGCAAGTACAAATGTTATAACTGCATCTGGTGGTTTTTCTGGAGATGGTTCAGCTCTGACTAGTCTCAATGCAACAGCAATTTCAGATGGTGTAATTGATAATCTTTACTTACCGGGAACTATTTTCAGTGACATCACCGGCACTGCAACAAATGCAACTAATGTAAATCTTAGATCAAGAAATACCAATAATGCAACACATTATGTAACATTTGGAACTGGCACAAGTGGAAATCAAAGAATAAACACAGATAGTAATTTAACTTATAATCCATTTACCAATACATTGACTGTTGCAAATCTTACTGGGGTTGCATCTGGACTCAAAGCTAATGGAAATGGAGCCAACAGTAGTTTTCCAATTGTTGTTGTTAACGGTACAACTCCCCTGACTAGTTCTGGTGGTGCCACCATTAACGTAGGAACTGGTAAAATCACTGCAGTTAAGTTCCAAGGTGATGGTTCTTCACTAACCAGTCTTCCTGCAGGACAACTCACAGGAACTATTGCTGATGCACGACTTCCTAATAGTATCAGTAGTGACATCACTGGTAATGCTGCAACATCAACACAAGTTCAATGTAATTTGAGTACAGACCAATCTGTTAATGTTCTCTTTGCAAATAATGCAACTTCTGGTAAAAAAAGTCCAATATTTAGCTCATTGATTACTGGAAATCTGAACAGTGGTCGTATTAATGTGGCGCAATTTAAAGTTTCTGATCTTGCAGGAAGTGGAAATCGTGCCGTTTATTCAAACCAGAATGGAATTCTGACCAATTCGTCATCTGATGAGACATTGAAGACGAATGTGACCTCTATGTCCACACAATATAATATTGTGAAGCAACTTAACCCTGTTACATATAATTGGATTGATACTGAAAATTTAGGAACACAGCAAGAAATCGGTTTTATTGCTCAACAAATGCAAACACATGTACCACAAGTTATCGGTACAAATAATGATGATACATTAACGATTGACTATCCAAAACTTACAGCAGTTCTTACTAAAGCATTACAAGAAGCAATTACAAAAATTGAAAATCTTGAGGCAAGACTTGATGCAGCTAGTTTATAAGGCCAGTTAATAAGGTGTCCACTCAGCCCTTCGGATTCGTCCGAGGGGTTTTATAGTATGTTCAGTTACTCAAAGGAGATGACCACCTCACATAAAGTAATCTTCATCGCATCATTTGTATGGATGTTGCAATGGGGAACTAAAGTCACTTCACTTATTATCAATGCACTCTATCAGTATCTACCCTGAACCCCCTCAATCGTCCTGTAGGACACTTATAGAGTGGTTCATGAAGGAATACCTATCTGACTATAGTTTACACGTCTGTGTGGTCTACATGGACTTATCTGACGAAGGTGTATGTGGATGGTGTATGAGGGATGATGACAATGAGTTCATGCTTCAGATTGATCACAATCTATCTGGTGAAGAGCATGATAGAACTGTCCTCCATGAAATGTATCATGTCTTTCAATATATGAACAACATTCCAAGATGTGAAATGTGTGCATATCTGTCAGAATCATTGTCACTTGACAAGATCAGTAAGACCCTATAGACTGGGCTTGTCCCGGAAGATAGGAACAGTTTAAGTACCTTAAAGACCCCAATTATGAAAACAAAGTTCATCTGTGTTTCTCCTCTCAACTCAAAGTCCAAGAACCGATTTTGTAATCTTATGAATGAATTACATTCATGTAAGGTAGAACAAGAGACATCAGATAAGATGTTCTTGAGTTCAATTAGTGGACGGTATCACTTCTGGATGAGTAAAGAATCTGATCCGAATTGGAAGATTGTAAAGTAGATTTACATTTATGTTGAAATTCTCATATTTTTATATAAAATATAGATACTTAACAAATGTTAAACATGACTCTGCCATCTGAAGGACAAAAGCTTACAGACCAAGAGATTCAATCGATGAATAGTGCAGTTGAGGAGGCTGGTATTCAAGCGATTCACCCCGACAAAATGGAAGCATTTGCACACCACCTTGTCAATCAACTCAATGAAAGACACACAAACACTACTAAAAAATCTTGCGACTGCACATGCGCAAGTGGAAAATCTAATTGTAATGACCAGTGAATTTGAATACTCAAGTTATTTGGAAGGTAAACTTCTTGGTGTCAAATATGAATTAGAAAGACAAATTAAAGTTCTAACCATTTGACAATCTCATATAATTAGTTTATACTTTTACAGTCATTTTAGGAGTCAATGAAGTACCTTTTTATTGTTGATCATTATGTTCCATTTCCTCAATCAGAATATGGTGGAGTATGGAATGTAGTTGCAGAAGATGAAGAAGAATGTTTTGATCTTATTACAGAATATGATGATAATTATCCAGAATACAATGGTAAATTGAGAGAAAATATTCAAAAATCCCCTAAATACTCGTTATTAGATGAACTTCCATCTAAAGTTGTATCTTCATTTCTAACATAATATGTCTGAACCACTTCAAAGAGATGTCAATGATCCTCTCTATGATCCAAATGATAAGTATAATGCTTATAAGGTAGATTTTCATGCGAATGAACCTCATGCAGAGGACGAATGGGACTCAGAACATGATGGTAAGATCGCAGATTGGCACAACAGACATCAAGATAAAGTCTTAGATAAGTTCTGTGATGACCATCCAGGAGCCCCTCAATGTAAAGTATTCGATGACTGAACCTGAAAAACGTGCACTTGGTCTTATGATTGAAAGTGTACTCAAACCTGATTCTAAACTTCGTGGTTGTGCACACAATCAAGACTGTTATGATGAATTGATGTACTGGCGTCAGAAGATGCTTGACCTACTTTATGGATTTGAAAAAGACAATGGAATTTCCTCATAAAGCACCTGAAGGTTTCAAATATGAAACTGATGACTATTCAAAGACTATGATTCGAATTTGGATTCGTAATTGTACTCGTGAATTTATTGGAACATCTGAAGTTCATCCACGTTCAGTGTGGGGATTCTTTTGTAGGAAAAAAGGTCAGTTCATCGCACCAGTAAATAAGAACAAACCAGGTAAAGTTGTCAAAGCAGAAGATACAACCCCATATTCTGCAATGCAATTGAATCTGAATCCACTCATGTATGCATTTTACCAATGAACTCACCAGATCCATCTGCCATATCATTAAGCACACCATCAAAGGCATTTGCCTACGAAAAGATTTCTCGTGAAATTGATAATTGTAGTGATATTGTTACTATCAAAGAAATGCTTCGTTGTTATGTAAAACTATATTTCAAACAACAGGAAACTATCTCTACTATCGGATTGCCTAGTATTAGTGATGAAAAGATTTGATGTTCAGGTCAATGATTATGTGAAATGGTATGCAAAAGGTGTAAATCATGAAGGATGGGTTTACTTTGTAGATGAAGAATATATAACTATTGAGATTGGTGTTAAGCCAAGACCATATTGTGACAGGGTAAGAAGTATTTTACACTGTAATGATCATCTTTTACTTCTTTGTTACAATCAATTTTGGGATGAATTAGAATACATAAAAACTAGGAAATCTATCCATGAAACTGAAGAGTTTTTTATTAGGGATGTCACTTATGTTGACACCCCCTGCAATAGCAGATGAAAGTAAAATCACCAAAGGATACAATACCTATGATTCACTGGGTTGTATGCTTCTGAAAGAGTGTACCGAAGGAGTCATAGAAGTTGTATCCTTGTTGGATATTTCATCTCAATATGATAATACAATAGATTTCACTCCAATTGCATTAGAATTCAATAATATTTTGAATTCACTGAATGAAGTTGGTGTCAAAGTATATCTTGCAGATTCAAAATATTTCCCTCCGAATAATCGTGGTGTATATCATACAGTAGGTAATAATTTCTTTTTGAATAAGTATTACATGGGTAATCCTGGTGTCTTGATGTCGGTTGTAAGACATGAAGGATGGCATGCGGCTCAGGATTGCATGGCAGGAACCATTGATAATAGTTTAGTTGCAATTATAAAGTCTGAGGAAGATGTTCCTTATGTTTGGAGAACCCTTGCAGAAAGAACTTATCCTAAAAGTGCAGTGCCTTGGGAAGCAGAAGCAGGGTGGGCAGGTAGAACAGAAGGAATGACAGAAAGAGCACTCGAAGCATGTGCCAGAGGTAGAATGTGGGAAGATCCCAATTACCCACCGACACCAAAAACTCGTGAATGGTTAGTTAAAAACGGATATATTAAAGATAGGTGACAATGTGGAGAGTATGGGCAAAGTCTCTCGGACAAAAGGACGGGAGAAGTGATAAAGAAGCTGATAAGATTGCAATTATCAGAACACTCATCATGTTTCAGTTGATTGTCACAAATGGATTCATCATTGCGGGTAATGTCAAGAACTTATGGTATGCCAGTCCACAAACCTGCACAATATCCTTGACATCATCTGATAAATAACCTATATTATTAAGGTAGTCAATCAGGAGTTCTCATGTCTGCCACCTATTCAACTTATTTTTCTAGGAAGACTCGTTATCGCGTTACCCTTGAGTTGGATGTAATGGAAGATTTCTCACCACATAACATTGATTGGGGTAAACTTCTTGATCTTGAAGGAAGTGAGAATGTAGAAGCCTATGTTGAGGATCTGTCTGTTCCCGATTCCTTCTACTCCTGATGATGTTGAGGGTGATAAATAAAAAATATATCACCCTCTATTATGGCTTTTTATCTCACCAAACCATCAGTGATTAATCCTGACATTACATTGTATTATGCAGGTGGTAAAAGATGGTCTGATCAAGTATCTGAAAAAGCGACATTTGCATCAAGAGAACCACTTGATGATAAGATTGCAAATGTTGATAATATGAGTGGTGGATTCAAAAACGCTACCGTAGTAGAAGAATGAAAACATTCAAACAGTTTGTTGAGCAGACAAATAACAAACAAAAGGATTTTGAAAAATCCCAGGATACTTCTACTGGAAATAGCGGCTCTGAAACATTTGACTCAGAAAATGTATCTAACTCTGTAAAAGAAAGAAGAGCAAAGGAAGAAAGAAGGCAAAAGGCAGATGAAATTAGGGCAATTCTTGCCAGTGAAGTTTATGATCCTGAGATTCAAGGTAGATCTCAGATCACACAAACTGGTGAAGGTGGTAGAAAACAACCTAAAAGAGATACTGAGAGTAGAAGAAAGCCAGGACAATCACCAAGAATGAAGGCAGTTGGTGGTGGTAAAATGGTGCCTGTAGGTTCATATAAAGACAGAAAGGATATTGGTTCAACAAAGGCACGTTCTGAAAGAGAACAACAACCTGAAAAGGAGCGTGGTTCTACTGAAGTCAAACAATCTTATGCTGATAAGGTAAAGGCAGAAAGAAGGGCTGCAGCACAAGCAAGAATTGCAGCAAGAAAGTCAGGTCAACAGGTAAAATCAACAACCACATCTTCTAAAGATGCAGAAAAAAAAGCAACACAACTCCTGAAGACAAAGAAAGCAGAACCTAAGAAGACTGAACCTGCAAAGCCACGTCGTAGCTGGAAGACTGCAGAAGGTGGTGGAATGACAAGAAAGGAAAGAGACTCTGCACGTAATAAAGAAAGAGGCCAAAGTCAGGCAGAAATCAAAGCCCGTTTGAGAGCAGAATTTGAAAAGAATAATGGTAGAAGACCAAACAAAAAAGAAGCCATTCAACTAACAGCTAAGGCTATCGCTGCAGCAAAGGCATCCTCCTGATAATTCACAGTCACAAAGTTACTCACCTTGAAATGTCCTCCATAGTACAGGACACACTACATTATGACAAACACACACATCGAACATCCAGAAGATTGCATCCTTACCGGAGATTTGTCAGTCCTGAATCTTCTTTATGATAAAGCATTCATCTCTATGAAGATGGATGGGATGTCATTGGTATGGGGTACTAACCCTGCCAATGGTAAGTTTTTTGTGTGTACAAAATCTGCATTCAATAAGAAAAAGATTCGTCTCTGTTATACACAAGAGGACATCTTTACTCACTTTGGACATCAGATTGAAGTTGTAGATATTCTTTCAAGTTGTTTGACACATCTTCCTCGTACTGATAACATTTATTGGGGAGATTGGCTTGGGTTTGGTAAGACTGATGTTTTCACACAAAACACTTTGACTTATGTTTTTCCAGATGCAATTGACCAACAACTTGTCATTGCGCCACATACACAAGTAAATGTTATGGGTGAGATGTATGAATCTATCTGTACTCCACTCACAGAAACATTTGAGGATACAGTGATGGTAAAATGGGTTCAACCATCTGTTGACCGTGTTCCTCCGACACAAACTGCACCCATTATCAATAAGAAAGGTATCAAGTTTCTGACTAAAAAGGAAGCAACTAAGGCAAAAATTGCAATCAATGCATTGATCAAGTCAGGAGAATACATTGATGATGTCACACTGACTGATATTCTTGGTTGTCAACATCTTGTCAATCTGTATCAGTATGTGATGGAAATCAAACTGGACATTATGGACAATTTGATTATCAATGATGCACCAATTGCATATCTTCCTAATGGAAAACAATGTAATGGTGAGGGTTATGTTTTTCACTCTGAGACCTATGGTTCAGTCAAACTGGTGAATCGTACTGAGTTTGCCTACGCAAACTTCCATAATGGTTATGGCACTTGACATGTAATTTACTTCTGGTATAATGTCCCTATATTGAGCATCCTAGATGCCTCAATGATCTTTACTAAATTCAAATGAAACAAGTACCCATTCATCATAATACGAAAATTGAAGATTTAATGCTCAATGCTGATAGAGCTCCAAATTATTTGGGATTAGAATTTGTACGTTTTAAGTTAGTTACACCCACAAATGTTGAAAAAACCACAAATCATCCTAGAATGGTTGAGAAAAAGAGTGGAAATTGTGACGCAATTTCTGCCTCATTAAAAAAAGGATGGACTGTCGGAAGTTTTCCACCTAGTTTTGTTTTAGAACCTGATAAAACAAGATTATTGAATGGCAGACATACTCTTGATGCATTTATCCAAAATCAATATCATGTTATGCCTGCTGCAATATATGTTAGAGTTGAATCAGGTGACAAGGATTTTGATGCATTGTCTGACGAATGTCAAGATATGATCAATGGTACGAGGGCAAATGTCGATGGAACATGTAATACTGTAAAAGATGATTTTCAATATGTTGCAAATCAAGTTATATTGACAGATAAATTAGATAGAAATGCCGATGTAATTGATCAAATTCTTGATTGGTGTAATATTCATGAGAGATATAATTATTCTGGGACTATTACTGAAATTAGGAACAAGGTACTCGACTTAAAAGGTAAAACTTCTCAAAAAGTTTTTAACACTACAAAAGAAGAAAGTACATATTGGATGAGTAACAATAGAAATTTTGGTGAAAATAATTATTCAGAAGAAGGATATAGACTTAGATCCACTTCTATTAAAAAAGAAAGTAATCTTAGAGATTATGCACATAGGATAATTGATAGTGCTTATAATGCAGTAGAAAAAGGTTGCATTGAAAGACGTATTATTTGGTCTACTTCTACTAACCCAGATCAAATTAAACTTGATAGGCAAAAACTTGTTGAAACGGTATATGATTGTCACAATATCCCAAGAGATTATTTTAATAACTTTATTAAATCAGAATTAGAGAAAATTCCCTTTTTTGAGAAATTTTCACTTCCTAAATGTGAATTGGTCAATCTCCCTTTAGAATTGTGGGCTGGTCCCCAAATTGATGGTGAGACTGAGGCTATCAGACTTATTTGATTTTGACAGAGTTACTCACCTCCAAATGTCCACTGTAGTATAGACACCACCATTTGATGATTCAACTTCGTCCTCATCAGGAAGAAGCAGTGACTGCACTTCGTAATAACACCATCGGTCAGGTAATTGTACCTACTGGTGGAGGAAAGACCTTGATTGCTATCATGGATGCAGTCAAACGGTTTGAGTCAAAAACTCCTCGTACTATTGTTGTTGTCGCTCCACGTATTCTGTTGGCAGAGCAACTGTCTTCAGAGTATCTGGAGCACATTAGCAATGCAAATGTTCTTCACGTTCACAGTGGAGAGACAAAGCATTTCAAGACAACAAAGTCTGATCGTATCAAACTGTTTGTTGATATGTGTCAAACTATGAGTGAGCATGTAATTATCTTCACCACATATCACTCTCTTCATCGTGTTCAGGAGTCTGGTATTGCCGTAGACACAATCTACTTTGATGAGGCACATAACTCCTGTCAGAATAACTTCTTCGGGCCCACTGATTACTTCAGTAAGAAGGCTGACCGTTGTTTCTACTTTACTGCAACGAGGAAGACATCAGTCACCATGCGTAAACATGGTATGAATGAGGTAGAAACCTATGGACAGGTGATTGCACGTGTCTCCGCACCAGAACTGGTGGAGAATGGTTACATCTTGCCTCCTAAAGTGAAGGTGATTGAGATGGATAAGATTGACAAAAAGTCACTCACTCCTCATCTTGAGGGTAACAATGTTCTCGCATCTATTGATCAGATCAATCTTAAAAAGATTCTGGTTTGTGTGAAGACTACCCGCCAACTTCAGAATCTGTTCATGACAGATTTTGCTGACCAGTTGATTGAACGTGGTTATTCTTACCTCTACATTACATCAAAGACTGGTGCAATCATCGATGGTAAGAAGGTGTCGCGTGAGGAGTTCTTCAATGTGTTGAACACTTGGGGTAAAGATCCTGACAAAAAGTTTGTCTGTCTCCACAGAAGTATCCTGTCTGAGGGTATCAATGTGAGTGAACTTGAGGGTGTGGTTTTTCTTCGTAACATGGACACAATCGAGATGCTCCAGACTGTTGGACGTGTGATTCGTGTGGGTTCAAAGAGTAAAACCTATGGTATGTTGTGTGTACCTGTCTACAACAACGTTGGAGTATCTACCGAGAGAACATTGCAACGTTGTGTTGACATTGTGTTTGAAAAGGGTGAGATGTGTGATTCTGTAGTGAGGCGTTGATGTTTACTAATTCACATATTCTTGATGCTCAACCAGGCCCACTACCTATCGTGGTGGGTGATGGTTACCTTGCTGCAATTCCTGTATTAGGTTCAACAACTAAACTCATGGTGATTCACAATGGAAACCCGGTGAAGGTGTGTCGAAACCACAAATCTGCAATGAATTTAATCAACAAACTTAAGAAGACTCATAGTTACTCACCTCGAAATGTCCCCAATAGTGTAGACGTGACCAACTTCTAAAATGTTCTCTATGACCCTATAAATGGTCTCTAAGGTCACTTAAATCACTGCTAAGTATCAAACCATTATGAACATTGATTCTCAACTCTTGACAATTATTGAGTCTCTTGAAGACAGTGTGAGAGTATGTAATAAAGTGAAAGACGATCCTAAAAAAGGTTATCCATATGTTACTGGCTATTCTCTTTCAACAATGGATTATGCCATTGGGGAGTTAAAGAATGTCGTCGAACAATATCGTTCTATTATTCAAGAGGAGGAGTGTATGAGTTAGAATTACTCACCTCTAAATGTCCACTGTAATGTATCAATCAAACATCATGAACAATTCTTCTCAAATCCTCCGTGAACTTCAAGAACTTCGCAAGACTTGGCGTGTTCAGAACTATTCTTACACTCAATCACAACAATCTCGTTATGATGAATTGATGATGCTTCGTCGTGCATTTATCAACAAGTGGGAGGAAGATGGTTTGGTATGGAAAGGCCCTTCTAATGTAGGTAAGGCAACAACTGAAACCGAGAGTTGACATAAACTCTCTTTTTCCATACAATACATTCAATTGCAGATTTATTATGAAGTTTGATCCTGAACTCAGTGAAGTTTTTACTACAGAGGGAGTAACTTTTGAATTCAATCATGCACGAACCGAATACTTATCTAATGATATTCTAGACCAGTATAATACTCAAATGAATAATTTGGGTAAGATATTCAAGAAGGCAAAGAAAAAGAATAAGAGTAATAAAGCTGAGGACATCATTGCACTACATTCTGAATGGAATGTCAATGATAATAATGAAACAATGTATCTTGTATTCAATGATGATGATAATTCCTTTACCCATGTGACTACTGAGAATTTGTTTTACTCAGAAACTAATGAGGTACAAGAATGATTTACAATATGGCATCAGACATTGATACTCGTAAGATTGTGTGGATTTGTCAACAATATCAGACCAGACACAGTAGTGTTGAAGTTGCGACCATCAATCGTACAAGTTCAAAGTTACTCACCTCCAAATGTCCTCTATAGTGTAAGAAGCAATTCTATGATCACCCAAACCAAACCACAATTCTTGACTGAATGTCTGATTGAGACTCTCAACAATGAATGGAAAGTCAATTCGATTGAATCGGGTCACAATACTTATACTCAACTAGAGTGTGAAATTGGTCGAAAATACATCAAAGTGTGGAGTTATCTTGTCAGTGATGGTGAGAGACTTCGTGGTCGTAGTTGTTGGATGTTTGTTGATAAGAACTCTGGAGAATGTTACAAACCTGCATCATACAAAGCTCCTGCAAAAGGTGTTCGTTATCTCATAACACAACTGACAGATAATCCACATATCTGTGACGCATACGGTAGTTTTCTTTACTTATGATGCATACTTTACGATTCTTTTATTATGTCTTCTGTGGTGTATTCTTTACCACAATTATCAAAATTCTCTCAAACTGACATGGCACTTTCTGCACAATGTGTATCAAGAATGGCTGATGCACTCAAAGAAGAAATCATTGAACACATCTACATGAGTGAAAAGTATTCAGAGGTAATGCATGACCTTGTAGCTGATGCATTAGACTCTAAACTTGGTGAAATTGATGAAGATCTGTTTTTCGAGTTAGGTATGTGTATTATGGACAGAATTGAACTCAAATGAAACTAAAGAATCTCGTTCCGGTGTTATCAACTCTCGTATGTTGTCTTGGTAACCCATCACAAGTTGAGGCAAGAACTCCTGCAATTATTAATGGAACATGCGACTACATCTCAGGGTATATTATTGGTCGAAGAAGCGTCAATTGCGTTGTGATTGATGAGGGTGATGGTGGTTACACAACTAACATCATCGACGCACAAGTTCATGTCAATGTAAAGACAAACGAAATGTATGTCAATGGTAAGGAATGTGATCCACCGATTCTCGCAGTAGTCAACAATGAAAAACCACATGTTTACAGTATATGTGGAGGGACTGATGATGATTTTACAGTCGTAATTCCCACCCGATAAAATTACTCACCTCGAAATGTCCCCTATAGTGTAACCACGCTTCAAATAAATGCAAGAAACTAAATTCCTTAGCAATTTCTGGGACAATGTGTTAAAGCAAGAAGAATGGAATGATGATCTGAAACGGTGGGAAAATACTCATCCTGAGTATAAACCATTCAAGGAAGATTCTGATTCACAACGTCAACAAAATCTCTCAAACTGATGAACTACACTCTCGGACAACTTCAAGATCGTATCACTAAGATGATCGAACTGCAAGGTGAAGATGCACATTGTGCGGCATGGATTTACACTAAGGAGGATGTTCCTGCAGTCGTGACAAAAGAGGGAGATGAGTTATTTCCTTGTGACGAACATCCTGAACTTGCTGAAAGAATTTTCAACGATGTTGGCAACAATGATTACATCTATCAGGTGATTCAAGAATGTGTAGATGAATTTGCGGAAGAACAGTTTATGTTACTTCAGCAAGAATTGGTCTGACACAAAGTTACTCACCTCGAAATGTCCCCTATAGTGTAATCGTTCAACCCTGATGACTTATCCACTTGGCATCGACAATCCTATCAAGGTCAAAGGTGTTATGGGCTCACATAAGTGGGCATTGTATTGGAAAGATGACATGACAAAAATTGCAACATTTCCGAATGAATTTGTGGCAATGGAGTGTCGTCGTTCAATTATTGAGTCTCTTTGATGATTACTAGAACTGCAACTTATCAAATTGAGGTAACAACTGACGAGGGTTCATTGTCAGTTATGAGGGTTATGCCCACTCGACCCAAAACACCTAAGGGTATCAAATCCCAAAACAATAAGTTAGAAAAGTGGGCCATGAATCAGTATCCTAATTGGACTGAAATCAACATCAAACTTATGGACTGATGATTACATCAAAGAAAAAAATGATTGACATTATGTCAAAGTGTGAGGGTGCTGATACTCTCACAAGAGAGGAAAAGTTTCAAGTATTCTGCCGAGTATGTGATAACATGCTCAAAGAAGGTAGAATGACAAAGGTAACACACAAACGATTTACAGAGATTTGGTGATGTTCACCTAGAAAGTTGTTTTATACAACAAAAGAGCCTAATTTACTTCAAACAATTCTACATTATGAAACTCGAACTCGAACTTCAACTTCAAATCCAAAGACTCAGTGAGGCAATCACTGTGTGTAATGAATCTCCGCAAGATCCATCGCAAGGTTATGCCTATGCAACTGGATATTCAAGGTCTGCGATGAATGGTGTGATGGAAGATCTTATCAAAGTTCTGGAAGGATTAGAGAGTGACAAAGTTACTCACCTCGAAATGTCCACTATAGTGTAAGAAACGATCATCATGACACTCACTGAAAAGAATCGACAACAATACGATCTCCGCCAGGAGATGTATAAGGCTCAACAGAAAGTTGAGTTCTGCAAACAACGTATTGCACAACTTCAAAGAGAATATGAAATGCAATTTGAGCCACCAATGTTTGATCAAATGTTCGGAGGTTGAATGAAAAAAATCACTTACGACATTCCTTACACTATGATGATCAATTCTGACCTTGAGACTCTCAACAAAAGAGAACAATTAATGGAGGACATTGATTGTATTATTGAATCAAACTTCGGCGAAGTTGAGTATAAGGACGATGTGATTCGTCAATTATGTGACGCCGTCTGTCGTAATTTTCCAGTACAAAATACCTCACCTTGAAATGTCCATTATAGTGTAACCCTTTGATTCTTCCTTATGTTTTTCACTTTTGCTCAATCCAATCCTGAGTTCTCAGGTGCATATATTGCAATTGCAGATGATGACATCTCTACAGTCAAGTTGTTTGACTGTAAGACTGAAATGTATGGATGGATTAAAGATATGTTGGAGATCAAAGGATATGGTAAAGTGACATCAACTGTGATGGGGAATGATGGATCTGTTGATAAGAGATTAAATCATAAGTCCGCAATTTATGAGATTGATGAGGATATGTGTTACAAGTGGGGTCCAGTGGAGCCTGAAATTTCCACCAACATTCGTGTCACTTATCAGGAGATTTGATCATGCCCAGATTTGAAGCACAGATTTGGCTGCCGAATGAACATCCTTATCAGGTTGAAACTTCTGCAGCAAATATTTTTGCAGCAAAAGAAATCATCGCTCGTAGAGAAGGTGTTGATGAAAAGTATGTCAATCGAATATTTCTCATCAATGAGAGTGAAAGTGAATCAAGTTCACAAAATGAATCAGGAGGAAGTATCGATTCTGGTGGACTTATAGGGCTTATATTAATCATATGTGGTGGAATGATTTTAATCAACTTCTGGCCAATTATTCTTGGATTGAGTATTCTTGGATTGATCATTTGGATTATCAAGGTATTCAATGAATAAGTTAAATTCAGGAGATGAAGTTGAATTTATCGGTGCAATTCCACAACAAGTGATGTGGTCTAGTACAGATTATCCATCGCATTTAATCATTGGAAGACGATACATTGTGAAGGAAGTGTTTACCTATCCATGGTATACCAAGGTCACAATTCTCAACAAATCAGGTACATTCAATTCAATTCATTTCAAGAAAGTAGGCTGAAAATTGACTCTCTACAAAGTTACTCACCTTGAAATGTCCACTCTAGTGTAAGACGCTTCCACATCATGCGAAAGATCGAAAGTCAAATGATCAATGCCATTCAGAACGGTATTGATTGGAAATCTGCAAACACTGAGGTAGTTTCTCAACAAGATGGGGTCTCTTATGTGTATCTCCACGGTAACAAGATTGCAGAAGTTGGTGATGATTTCCTGAGACTTTATGACGGTGGTTATCAATCAAACACCACGAAGTCTCGTCTGAATGCCATACTTGAAGCATGTGGTGAAGTTGGTGATAAAGTGTTCGCAAAGAATTTTGAATGGTTTGTTACAATGAACACTGTTCAAGGTTTATCAACAGTTCCATTCTTTAATTCGATGCGACTTGGATGATTATCCTCATCGTTTATCTTTTATTCATTACACTTGTTATTCTGACCAATGATGATCACAACCGAACGCCTTGACCAACTGAAAGATGATTATGCATGGATGATTGTTGATGATATGGATTTGAAGACTTTATGTCAAATCGCTGCAAATGCAATCGCGGATAACATCAAGGATTATGATTATGATGATTTGAGAGAAGAAATCATTGATTGTTATGGTGAAGAAACCTGGACAGATATGGAATCATAAAATACCTCACCTTCAAATGTCCTCTATAGTGTCACCACGCAATCAAACATGATGAAAAAGTTTTATCAACTGTCACACATTGAATTTGATTTTGATGGTGAGGATCTTTCTGAAGAAGTCAAGGATTGTATCACTTATGAGGCAAAAGAGACTCTTTGGGATTCACCAACTGAGGAGCAATTAGTTGATATGATCGCAGATAATGTTGGCTATTGTGTTAAGTCTTTATCTTACGATTTGGTCTAACAGAATCACTCACCTTCAAATGTCCACTCTAGTGTCACCACGCAATCAAACATTATGATCACTCTTTCCTTCGACATTCAAGCTCCAAATTATCTTCAGCTCATTGATGAGCTCATCACTGAATCAAACATCAATCGTAAGGATCTGCTCAATGTTAAAGTTATCCTTCGGCATGATCATCCTTATGATGAGTTCCAATTGACTGTTGCTAATCAACAATCAGCTATTCAGTTGGTATCAACGTATGATGGTATCAAACCCACATGTGTGACACCTGAAGACATCGAAACTCATCAAGTTGTCTGAGTACAAAATACCTCACCTCCACTGAATTATTCTTGACAGAATAACTCACCTTCAAATGTCCTCTATAGTGTACCCAATCAATTCAACCATCATGACTTCCACTTACCAAACTCAAACCACTGACACCACTTATAACGGTTGGACGAATTATGAGACCTGGAATGTAGCTCTCTGGATTGGTAATGATGAGGGTCTTTATCACATGGCTCGTCGTTGTTATTCTTATCAGGATTTTCTTGATCGTTATGATGATGATTCCGAAACACCTGATGGCGTAAAGTTCAATGATTCAAACATTAATCATGTTGAGATGGATGAAATGTTTGATGAACTTTGATGTATTATAACTCAAAAACACGTCCATTCTATCTTTTTGCATTCTTTATTGAATTATGACTCTTTCTCACTTTGATACAAATCTTTCCAAAATTAAACCAAAGTTTAGAACAACAGGCAACATCTCAGGTAACTTCGGAAAGGCTAAAGTGAAAGCCGGTAGTTCACTCAATGAGATCGGAGTTTCAACAAAAGAAACAATTCACGTCACTAAACGTAGTGATTACATTGACAGAATGATTTCTCTGTTTTATAATACTGAAGACACAAAGATGAGACATTTCGCTTATACTGAACTTCATCGATTACATGCCATCTGATTCTTCAAATTGACCCCCAAATTTCTTCTAGTATGATTCTCACATTCAGTCACCCAACTGTCATTCTCGAAGAAAAGATTTACAACACTCAAATGAAAACAGAAACACTCACTTTCCGTGAAGCACTTGTCATTCTTGAAGATCAATATGATTCCACTTATCGCGGTGTTAAAACTGTACGCGAAATGTGTTCAGATCTGACAGATGCGATGTATTGGGATAAGGAAGATCCTAACACAATCTATCATCAATTCGAGACTCAAGAAGGTCCGAATCGTATTGTTAAAGATGATCAAATCATCGCTCTTGCTCTTCACTATGTTCCTACAAAATGATCTTTACCAATGCAACAAGTTTATTTGCTCAAAGATCATGACATGAACTTGTTCAAGATTGGTCTGCGTAGTATTGGCTCACCTCGTTTTCTGAAAGAGTCATCATTGATCAAAAATGGTTATGCTACTGATATTCAACAGATCACATGTAGCGAACCAGTATCTAAAGAAGTTGCAAAGTCATTAGAACAGACTCTGCACCATATGTTCTCCGATAAGAGAACTGATTACCCCGCAACTACAGTGACAACAACTCTCCCAAATGGTAACACTAAGTCTATTGAACGTTATCCCAACGGCCACACCGAATGGTTTAAATTAAACCCCGAAGACATCACTATCATTTCTGAAATCCTGGCCAAATGACCAACACAATCAATTGTAAGTATGAGGTCTATCTGTAAACAAGAGGAGTCAATTATCGACCCCAAAAAACACCATAAATAACATGTTTTGCATTAAAAAACGTTTATAAATGTATTAATAAATGTATTTGAGTGTTTTATAGTTTTCCACAATATGTGTGGAAAAGTAGAGTTAATGTGTGGAAAAGTATCACAAATACCTTGTAAATGTCTGATTATATCCTCACAAATACCTTGTAAAGCCTTCGAGTTATTGTGATCTAAGGCCGTAGTCTATCAGGCTTTTCTGATACTGTCAACCCCCAATCCGTGTCAAATCAGTGTTACTTATGAGTCACCAATCTCACAAATCTCAGAAACACATAAGAAACACATATAAGGGCCCCTACAAAGTTACTCACCTCGAAATGTCCACTATGGTATGAATAAAACACAAGCTCTCTCAGTTCTCTCCAATCACTACAACGCCGAGTATCTTGGCACTTATGTGATTCCTGCATGTTCAGGTAATCTCATCGAAGATATTATGAATGAGGACATCATTGGCGAAACATTTCACCAATGGAACACAACACCAAAAATGATGGTGAATGACAATGATGTAATTGCCCTTGCAAAACATTATGTTTGATCTCTGAGTTTATAACACTCTGAGACACGGCTTAAGCCACTCTAGAACAGTCCTTTTCTCCTTTGATGATGAATTCCTACCAACAACTGCTAAAGTCCATTGAAGAGGTCAAATCTACTGGTAAGAAAGTTACAGTCACTGTGTTGCCTTCTCAAGTGAACCGCAAACGTAAATCACTGCTCTGAGACAGTCATTCAGACCCGTTGAATAAGCACTAAAAAAACGGGGCTTACTCCGCATCTTTTTTAATTCTGTTGTCTGCTATTTGTCTCTCCTATGTGTGTTTAACTGTTGTGTTTGTGAGTGATAGTCTGACCCTTATTCCTTCACCTGGTAAACAGTCTGTTAGGGGGTTCAGTGTTAGAAACTCACAAGACAGTCAGTGACACTAACGGAACAAATAACAGGTTTATTTATAACACTTACTGTATGACCTGAACATGTCACTAAACTGTTCAATGTTCACCTCTATCTCACTCAAACATATGTCCCGCGAAATCATGATCTCTCTGCTCCGTAGGGGTAACACTGGAGCACAAATCCTTGAGATTCTTGATAGTATTGTAGCTGACACTGATAACACTGAACCAGCTACATTCAACAGTGAGCCAACACTCCACGAGCTTGAGTTCTGATCACTTAGTGAGGCCACAGTGATTGACACTTAGTGGCCTCACAGTTCTTGACACTTAGTGGGGCTAAATGTTATAATTACAGTATTATCGAAATCGACAGTATTTCGGGGGTTTTGTGATGTCCGCGCGGCGGGCAAAGCGGTTATAAGGTTATAAGGTATTTGGATAATAAGGTATTCGAGAATATGCCCCCCTTAAAGAAAATGCGGCTTTCCTAACCTACAAAGGTGACAATCCGGCCTTATATTATTGCGTCTTAAAAAAATCCCGTGGGAAAAAAATTTCTCTCCGAGGGCCGATATATAAAAAAACTCCGTGATAAAATGAGTGTATCTAAGGTTTATCGAATATTTTTAAAGGGGAAGTGTGTATTAGAGGATAATCGTGAGGAAGTATTCCGAGAGAATTGGAAGACATTGAATAATCTGGTCGGCCTTGTAAGGACTGACTATGTGTCTGAGGATCTCTCATATGAGATAGTATCAGAGTAATTGACAGTGTTATACATACTTGGTATAATAAAGATTGAAATGGAGTGATTTCAAATTCATGGCAAAAGGATTTACAGTGAAGGCAGCAACACCGAAGACTGCTAAGAAAGAGAAAAAGGAAGAGTGGGATTATCAAGCAATTAAGGAAAGGATGAGAGGGAAGGCAATTGTATTTTGTCTTCCAGGGCGTGGATGTAGTTATGCATTTCTGAAAAATTTTGTACAATTATGTTTTGATCTTGTACAAAACCAGATGAGTATTCAGATTAGTCAAGATTACTCAAGCATGGTGAATTTCGCACGTTGTAAGTGTCTCGGCGCAAATGTATTGAGAGGGCCTGACCAAATTCCATGGGACGGGAAGCTCAAGTATGATTATCAGTTATGGATTGATAGTGACATTATTTTCAGCACTGAGAAATTCTGGCAGCTTTGTGACATGGCCGTAAACTCTGAGGGCGAGGAGAAGGAGATTGTTGCTGGATGGTATTCAACTGAGGATGGGCGCACAACCTCTGTTGCTCATTGGTTAGAGGAGGATGACTTCAGGAATAATGGTGGAGTGATGAATCATGAGATGGTTGATGGTATTAGTAAGCGTAAGAAGCCTTTTACTGTTGACTATACAGGATTTGGATGGGTGATGATTCAACGTGGTGTCTTTGAGAATGAGAAGATGAAGTATCCATGGTTTGCACCAAAGATGCAAGTTTTTGAAAGTGGTGCTGTTCAAGATATGTGTGGAGAGGATGTATCATTCTGTTTGGATGCTATTGAAGCCGGATATGATATCTGGTGTGATCCACGAATTCGAGTAGGACATGAAAAGACAAGGGTCATCTGATTATCATCCAGTTTGTAATGAATGTGGTGGTAAAGGATGTAAGAAGTGTCATAAGGGTTGGGAATGTCTCGGCCCTGGATGTAAGAAGTGTATAATATTTGGTAAGATAGAAGAAAGGAGTTGACAAGACTCCTTTTTTTGTATAGAGTATCAAAGTCGTCTGGATGAAGTTATGGCAAAGGTTAAAAAGTCTCTGACTGGTCAATCAATGATTGAGTCGCGTCCAAAGAAAACTCGACAGGGTTCAGGTCAACATACAAAGTATGCAGCATCATCACGTAATGGAAAACCAAAGAGGTATCGTGGACAGGGACGTTAATGTATGAATCTAATTCTTCGACCACTCAATGATGTTAATGATGTGACATGGAGTGTTATCATATGTTTGATAATACTTTTACTTGGAGTGAGCTATTATATAGTAATGATACTTAAATTATCATTTCAAGAATTAGAAGATGATTCAAATAGAAGATAGATATAGTACAGAATATGAATGGGTATCAACTCATCCATATGATTTGTGGGTCTATAATAAATTACAAGTAAGTCGGGTATTAGGATATGAGTGTGGACCAGCTGGTCTCGCCGTTCCTAAACCCGACTTTTATATTGTAAGACCATGTATTAATTTCATGGGTATGAGTCGAAATGCTCGAATAGAACACTTAACAGAAAATACAGAAAATTTACATCCTGCAGAATTTTGGTGTGAGATATTTGAAGGTGAGCATATATCAGTTGATTATTATCAAGGACAACAGGAACTCACTGTAAAGGGTGAGAGAGACCCTCAGGATCCATTGTACAAGTGGAAGAAGTGGTATAAGGTAGAAAGAGACATACCATTACCAAAAGTTTTTGAAGAAATAAGTGAGAGATATGATTGGATTAATTGTGAGTATATTGGTGGTAAATTAATTGAGATACATTTGAGAGGTAATCCAAATTTTAATTTTGGAGGTGATTCAATTTCTCCTGTATGGGAGGGAGATAATATATCGGAATATATAGAACAAAGAAATTATAAAAGGTTAGGATTTATAATAGATGGATAAGAATTTTCTTAGAGAGATCAATCACGATCAGAAGACACCCAAGAACAAGAAGAAGGTAAGAGAAGATGGTTTTTATGAAGCCAGTGAGGCAGATTATAAAGATTTTTGGGAGAATGAGGATAATCAACCAGATTTACTAACTGAATAATTTTTTTTAATATCGTAATAAATAATGATAGAATTGTTGTAACAGATCTGTGCCCGTCCAAAGAGTCAGTCAAGGTTTCAAGGACGTAAGTGCTACGTTTAAGGTCAACCCTATTAATTTTGATATCATTGCAGTTCGTAATGAAAATGCAATTGCTCGTTCAATTCGTAATTTAGTTTTGACTGCACCTGGGGATGTACCTTTCAATCCACAACTTGGTTCAAGAGTTAATGAACTGTTATTTGAAAATTTAGATAATCTAACAGCATCTTCAATTGCATCTGAAATTGAAAATACTATTACAGTCTTTGAACCAAGAGTGAATTTAGAGGAAGTAGTGGTTACTGCCAACTTTGATAATAATTCATTTGATGTCAGAATTCTGTACGAGATTATTGGTATACCTTTAGACCTACAACAATTAGAATTTGTGTTACTACCCACCAGGTAAATGCCTTTAGTCAACTTTAGCAACTTAGATTTTGATCAGATCAAGGAATCCATTAAGGATTACCTTAGAGCAAATTCGAATTTCACTGATTATGATTATGAAGGATCTAATCTAAGTACAATTATAGACACTTTAGCATATAATACTTACATCACCTCATACAATGCCAACATGGTATCGAATGAGGTGTTCATTGATAGTGCAACATTGAGAGAAAATGTTGTATCTTTGGCTAGAAATATTGGGTATGTACCGAGATCAAGAAAATCAGCAACTGCAAATATTTCATTTGTTGTAAATTTATCAGGAACAAGTGCTGTAACTGCAACTCTAAAGGCGGGTATTAATTTTACATCAAGATCAATTGCACCAAATACGACAAGAAATTTCACATTTTCAACTTTAAATGATATTACAGTTCCTGTAGACTCTACAGGTAGAGCAAATTTCTTAAATATTGACATTTTTGAGGGTACTTTTGTCACCCAGACGTTTAAAGTTGATTCAAAAAACTTTCAACAGAAATTTATTTTACCAAATTCAGGAATTGATACTGATTTATTATCAGTCGTTGTAAGAGATACTGAACAATCAACAGTTTCAAGGACATTTAAAAAATTTAATAGTCTTTTTGATGTCACAAAAGACACAAGAGCATACTTCATTCAAGAAATTGAGCAGGAAAGATACCAATTATTGTTTGGAGATGGTGTTTTTGGTACAAAATTAGAAGATCAAAACTTCATTGAGGCAAGTTACATCACTTGTAATGGTGAAATTGCCAATAATATCGGTCGATTTACGTTTGTTGGTACTATTGTAGACAATAACGGAGCATTTGTTACCAATGGAATTTCATTGGTGTCAACAAATACTCGATCAGGTGGTGGAGAAAGTATAGAATCTGTTGAATCTATCAAAAAATATGCACCACAAATCTACTCTTCACAAAATCGTGCCGTAACAGCAGCAGATTATGAGGCATTGATCCCTCAAGTCTACCCAGAAGCAGAGTCTGTATCTGCTTTTGGAGGTGAGGACTTGTCTCCACCAAGATTTGGTAAGGTTTTTATAAGTATCAAGCCATATAATGGAGTTTTTATTCCATCAAGTATTAAACAAAATCTACAGAAGAGTATTAAACAGTATTCTGTAGCAGGAATCATGCCTGAAATTATTGATTTGAAGTTTCTTTTTGTTGAAGCTGACTGTGAAGTCTATTATAATACAAATCTTGCACGAAATGCATCATCAGTACAAGACTTAGTTACTTTAAATATTGAAAAATATGCAGATTCTTCTGAATTAAATAGATTTGGTGCGAGATTTAAGTATTCAAAGTTTCAAAATGTGATTGATAGAAGTGATAGTTCTATTACATCTAATATTACTAATGTGAATATGAGAAGAGACATTGTTGCTCAACTAAATCAATTCGCAGAATATGAGTTATGTTTTGGTAATCAAGTTTATGTGAAGAATAGTACTGGAAATCCCGTATTCGATGGTAATCTTATTGGATACAATATCAAATCATCTGGTTTTGTTGTAAGTGGAATAAGTGGAGTTGTATACCTTGGGGATATCCCAACAGGAAATCTTGAGCAAGGTTCGTTATTCTTGTTTAGACTTATTACTCCTACTCAACCAATTTTAGTAAAACAAAATGTTGGTACTATTGATTACTTGAAGGGTGAGATTAAATTAAATCCAATTAATATTATTTCAACAGTTGTAAATCAAGATGCACCGTTGATTCAAATATCGACAACACCATTTTCAAATGATGTCATTGGTCTCCAAGATCTCTATCTACAACTCGATGTAAATAATACAACAGTTGATGTTATTGCTGACAACATTTCTTCAGGAAATGATGTTTCAGGTACAAATTACATTGTATCATCAAGTTACGGAACAAAAGGTATAGTAAGGGGAACACCTATTACTAATGTTTGATCTAACTCAACAATAATTAAAAAATAAAATGGCAGTAGATAGAGTAAAATTTCAGGAAATTGTTTCAAGTCAACTTCCAAGATACGTAAGAGAAGATTTTCCTCTCTTAGTGGAGTTTTTGGAGCAATATTATGTATCACAAGAGTATGAAAGTGGTCCTATTGACATCATCAGTAATATTGACAAATATGTCAAAGTAGAACAACTCACTAATCTTGTAGACTCTACTAATCTTGATCAAGATTTAGAAATTTCATCATTTGATTCTGAGATAACTGTAGACTCAACTGTTGGTTTTGCTGAAAATAACGGTATCATCAGAATTGATAATGAAATCATATTATATGAAACAAAGACATCAAATAAATTTCAAAATTGTACCAGGGGATTTAGTGGTATTACCACTTATGTGACTACTGGTAAACCAAATGAACTTACCTTTAGTGAATCAGAAGTAGATACCCATTCAGATGGTGCTGTTGTTGAAAATCTCAATATATTATTCCTCAAACAGTTCTTAATAAAGTTAAAGAAACAGTTCACTCCAGGATTCTCAGAAAGATCTTTTTTCAGTGGAGTGAATGCTCAGAACTTCATTTATAACGCCAAAAGTTTTTACAGTTCTAAGGGTTCAAATCAGTCTTACGAAATCCTTTTTAGGGCACTGTATGGAGAGGATGTTGAAGTAATTCTTCCCTCCAGATTTTTATTAACACCATCTAATGCTGACTATAGAGTTACCAAGGATTATATTGTAGAAAGACTTCAAGGCAATCCTCTTGATTTAAAAAATCTTACAATTTTTCAAAAGGGAACTAATGCAAGAGGATCTGTATCTAATGTCAAACAGATACCTTATGAAAATTTTCAGTACTTCCAAATTAGTATTGACTCAGGAACATCAATTGATAGTGATGTAAATGGTTCTATCTATGGTGAGTTTAGAGCAAATCCACTCACAAAAGTTTTAGATACTGTTAGTATTGGTGCGTCTATAATAAACGTTGACTCAACAATAGATTTTCCTGAGTTTGGTGAGTTGATTGTTAGGGATATTGATGATGACCAAGTTTCTATTGCATATAGTGGTAAAACAATAAATCAATTTTTCAATGTAAGTGGAGTTACAAATACAATTAACAAAAAAACTGACATTAAGTTAGACTCGTATTCTTATGCTTATGTTGGTATTGATACATCTCAAGAGATCAGAGTTAGATTTACATCTTCTTTGAAGAATTTTGTGCAGAACGATCCAACTCGTTATTTTAGAAAAGATGACACGATTGAAATCAAGTCTTTGGGGTATGAAGCACCAGGAAAGAAAAATAATGCTTATGTTCTAAATGTAAAGACTAAATTTAAGATTGCAGAGACTGAAATAGTTGACGAATCTAATGTTTATAAATTTACCTTATACGACAAAACATTCTTCAAGGAAGGTTATATTGTAAGATACGAAAATTTTGATCAATCCATCTCAATAGAAGGTAGGGTAACAAGAGTATCATCAGATGATGTCATAAATGTTCAATTTAGTGCTCCAATACCTATGATTGGTGAGTACTTTATTGAAAATCAATTACTTAAGGGTAAATCCTCTAAGTATCCATATCTCAACAATTTTGTAGCAAATGTCCAAAACACATATTCAAGATTTGATCAGAGTTTAGTCATTGCATCTAACTCATTACCAAGATACGACAATGTAGAGACCAATACATATGACAAGAAGATCACGTTCTCTGCATCACTACTTAGTACAGACACTCTGAGTCTTCCCACCAATCCAACTACACTTCCTGACCACGGATTCTACACTGGTGATGCTGTCTATTACGAATCTAATGGTAATGGTTTCCAAGGTGTATCATCTGGTTCTTATTTTGTTTTTAGAGTCGATAAAGATAATATTAAACTTGCAAGAAGTAAGTCAAATTTAGGAAAAGAGATTTATATCACATTTAATGGTTCTGTAGTCAATGCATCTATTAGTTTATTAGAAAATTTTGATAAAACCATTGAACCTCAAGGTTTGTATAGATCAGTTCTTGATCCATTAAACAGATCTGAGAGTATAGAAACAAGGTTTGGTTATACGGGTATCTTTGTCAATGGTCTTGAACTACTTAACTACAAGTCATCCAATAGTGTTTACTATGGCAATATACGTAATCTAACGATTACTGATGGTGGTTTAGGTTATGATGTTATAAATCCACCAGTTCTTAATATTAAGGATAGTGTAGGGGTTGGAGCGACTGGAGTATGTAATGTAAGAGGTGTTTTACAAAGAATTGACGTTTCAGATCCAGGTAGATATTATGATGTACCTTCTATCAAGATAAGTGGTGGTAATGGTAGAGGTGCAATAGCATTACCTCGATTAAGTTCGACTAGAAGGACAAATACATTTATTGCAAACAGTCCTGCAGTTGATATATCAAACAATACAATCAAATTTAGTGAAGATCATAGATTTTTTGATGGTGAGGGTGTAATATACGAACCACAAGGAAACAAGATAATAGCAGGTCTCTCGACCAATGCTGAATATTACGTATTTGTTAAAACTTCAGATAAAATTTCATTACATAGAACAAAAAATGATGCACTTTTAGGTAAAAGTCCAATTGCACTTACCGAACAAGGTAAAGGTTTGCAACAATTTACTTCAGTTGACCTAAAAATCAATGTTTCAAGTATTTTAGTTGTAAATCCTGGAATTGACTACGAAAACAAGAAAAGAACAATTCCATTTACAGGCGTAAACACTGCATCAAACCAAGTTGAAATTGTCAATCATGGTTTTGAGACGAAAGAGAAGGTTCAATACACATTAGGTAGTCCTCGAATAGAGGGTTTAAAAGAGAATACTGATTATTATGTTGTAAAGATAAATGATAATGCATTTTCACTTACAGAGGTTGGTGTAGGGACTATAAAAGAAGACTTTTTCTTTAATAGAAACTTACTTATTGATTTTAAAAATCCGGGTAATGGTTCTTTCAATTATCCACCAATTAATGTAGAAATTCAGGGTAATCCTGTTATATTTGATAAAGCCAATACTGATATTTTTGATAACACTATTGTTATAGAATCTCCTATTGAAAATAACACTGTAGTAGCTGAAAGAACACTTGCATTTACTCAAAATGAGGCAAAGATCTTAACTAATTCACTCTTCCCGACAGATTATTTTGTTGAAATTGAGAAAACTGGTGTTTATTTGATTAGTGATGCGAACTTTATTTCAAATACAATCACTTATGGTGCAAAAATTGAACCTGTGTTCAGAGGTTACATAGATTCTGTTGATATTACTGATGGTGGTGTAGGATATGGATCATCCACAATTATTGACTTTGTAAGACAACCTGAAATCACATTTGAATCAGGAAAAGGTGCTAAAATTGTCCCCATCATTAATGATGGTCAAATAGTTGAAGTTATAGTTACAACACCAGGATCAGGATATAATTGTCAACCAGATATTCAAATTGTAAGTGAAACTGGTAAGTTTGCACAATTGGTTCCTATTGTAAAAAATGGAGTCATTGATAGTGTTGTAGTACAGAGTGGTGGTGTTGATTATGTAGATGGAAAGACATTCTTGAATGTAATTTCACCAGCTACTGGTGCTAATTCAATTGCAAACATCAATTCATGGAATGTTAATCTTTTTGAGAAGAACTTTGCAAATATTTTAGATGATGATTGTATACTTCAAAGCAATTTAAAAAATAATTCACTTCAATTCTCATCAATTTATGCACCTAGACCATTAAGATCATCAATTAATGTGGTTTCAGGATTTAATAAAGATAATGTCAAGTATGGTATATTTGACATCACACTCAATAATTCAGGAGAAGAGGAAGATAATGTTTTCCACTCACCCATTTTAGGATGGGCCTATGATGGAAATCCAATTTATGGACCATACGGTTTTAGTAATATTGATGGTACTGGTTCTATCCGTAGAATGAAGAGCGGATACAAATTATTGAATACTCCGATCAACAGACCATCATATGATGCATTTCCAAATGGTTTCTTTGTAGATGACTTTATTTTCAGTGGTGATGGTGATTTGGATGAGTCAAATGGAAGATTCTGTGTCACTCCAGACTATCCAAACGGTGTATATGCTTACTTCTGTACTGTTTCTGATACTATTGACAATTCAGGACCATTTAAAAAATATAGAAGACCTGTATTCCCATACGTAATTGGTAATAAATTCAGATCTACACCTAACAGATATAATTTTGTTGGTACATCTAATCAAACAGATTATGATATTACACAGGACGGTTTATTCAGAAATACAAGTTATTACTTTACAAATGGTGGTAATTCTGGTTATGACTATATCTTCAATTCTGATCTCATAATCAACCAAACACTTGATGTAACATCTACAACATCTGGTTCTGTTGATGGATTGAATATTATTGATGGGGGAGATAATTATAAAGTTGACGATAATGTTATTCTCGATTCAAGAGGAACCGGGGGAAGAAATGCAAAGTTCAAAGTATCCGATATTTCGGGTAAGTCAATCACTAATGTAAGTTTAGCAAAAACAGTCTTTAATGATGTTGAATTCACATCATCTTCAAATAATAATGTTTTTATAGGTATAACTTCAACACCCCACAATTTCCTATCTAATGAAACCATTTTTATTGATAATGTATCTCAATATTATAGGGGGTTCGAAGGTGCATATAATGTTGGAGTATCAAGTCTAAGTGGTTTATTATCAGTTGGTTTAAATACGTGTACCACTACCGGAATCGTTACTTACATAAGTCTTTCAGGTTCTCTATTATTTAATGTTGCATCTAATGATATACTTAAAATTGAAAGTGAAAAGGTAAAAGTTCTTAACATCGATAGAAAATCAAGTAGAGTCAGAGTATTAAGAGAAATTGATGGTACACTCGGTGTTGCCCATTCCGTAGGAACTATAGTAAGAGATGATTCTAGATTGATCTCATTTGCATCATTAGGAATCAATACAACAAAGAGTCTCCCTTTTAATAAACAATATTACTTTGAACCAAATGAATCGATTGGAATAGGTTCGGATTCGGTGGGGACTGCAACAACTATTACTTTCGCAAATCCTGGCTTAGGTGATACTCAGATTGTATTAGAACAACAACAGGTTTATATTCCTGACCACAATTTATCATTGAATGTTCCACTAATTTACTACACAAATGGAGGAACATCTCTTACTGTTTGGAGTGGCATTGAGAATACACCAATTTACAATCTGGACCAAACCAGAAATCTATTTGCAGTTCCATTGACTAAAGATATAATTGGAGTATCAACTCAAAGAGTTGGTGTCAATTCAGAGGGAACATTTGTTGGTGTTAATAGTGAGGCAGGAGGTTTATTATATTTTATTAGTAAAGTTGGGTTAGGAAGTTATCATAGTTTTAATACTAACATTGATGATGTATTGAGGGGTCGGGTCTCTAAAAACATTGTCACAGTATCTACTGGTCAAACTCATGGTTTGAAGAGAAATGACTTAATAAACATTGACGTAAATCCAACTACAACCACAACTATTAAGGTAACATATGATGATTTCAATAGGAGGATTGTTTTTGACTCTGACACTATTGAACCTGAAGATATAAACACAGGAGAAAATACCTTTAAAGTTCCAGCAAACAAATATAATAGTGGTGATAAGATAATTTATTCTTCATCTGATCCATCATTGAACCTTACTGCATCATCGATGTATTATGTGTTCAAAAATAATGAAGATACTATTAGGATAGTTAAAAATAAAAATGAACTTTCTAATGAAAATCCCAATTTCATAAACATTGGATCTGCAACAACTGCAATAATCTCAAGAATAAATCCAGGAGTATTTGTTCAAAAAAATCAAAATATAAAATTTGATTTATCAGACCCTTCATTATCTTTCTCTGCAGGACCACTTAAGTTCTCTGCATTTGACATGTTCATTTACAGTGACAATAAAAAACAAAACAAATTTTACACTACAAAGACAACACGTAATTTTGAAGTCACAAAGTCTGGTAAGATTGGTATAGACTCTACTGCATTCCTTAATATTAAAATTAGTAATAATATTCCAGAGGTTCTTTATTACGGATTTGAACCTGATAATATAGATCTTATTCCTTCTGTAAAATTAGATATTTACGATGATGTAGATGTACCTGACAATAATACTTTAAATCTTGTTAAGAACAAATTTGATGGTTCTTATACAGTTGTTGGAGTAACTTCTGATACGTTCACATATAATATTCCTTTTGATTCTGATGATGTGATATCTTATGGATCATCAGATTCAAATGCCACTTATTTTACTAATTCACCTAATGCAATAGGACCTATCAATAAATTGTCACTTATTGATAGTGGTATTGGATACTTAACCCTTCCTGATTATTTTAAAGTTGATAGTAAAAAAGGCACCGGTGCACTTTTAGAACCAGTTAGTAAGTCAATTGGTAATATTATAGGAACCAGATTTAATAATATTGGTTTTGGTTATCCATCTGATAGAACACTTAATGCTGTTGCAAACTTACCACAGATATTATTGGTAACACCCCTTGGTAAATTTGAATCTATTGGAATATCTTCTGCAGGTGTAAATTATAGTCAACCTGCTGATCTTATCGTAATTGATGGATTGAGTGGTGAACAACTTGATGTTGAATTGAGATATGAGCTGGAGGATTCTCAGGTAGAGATTATAAGAAATACAAATTCAATTAACTCTGTTCCCCCAATATTCATTCCTACTAATAATACCAACGGGTTTAATGTAAATTCAGTAACTTATAATGATTCGACCAAAATCGTTCGTATTGTCTTTACAAATGAATTCAGCGAAGAGAAGGATTGGCCATTTAAGGTTGGAGAGAAAGTTCTTGTAGAAAATATTGCTGTTGGTTTTACAACAACTGGTAAAGGATACAATTCAGAAGATTATGGTTATGCACTATTTGAAGTAACTTCTCTTGATTCACAACTTGGTGGTGCTGGAGCATATATTGAATATGATCTGACTGATTATCTTGGTCCAAATGAATTCCCCGGTGATACTACATCTCTATTTGCTGGGTCAGTTACTCCTCAATCATTCTTCCCGATTTTTGATTCAAATGTTATTGTAGCAGATTTCTTCAAGAATGAAAGAGTTGTAAATCCTGGTGGTGTTGGTATTGTAGAGAGATTTGATCCATTCACAAGATTCCTTTATGTTCAATCTGAGGATGACTTTGAGGTTGGTACAATTATAACTTCAGATACCTCTGGAAATAAAGCAATTATTGAATCAAGATTGGATTTTGATGCTACAATAAACCTTGGTGTGGGTGTCACCGTAATTGATGGATGGCAAACAAATTCTGGTTTCCTGAATGACAATTTACAAGTTATACCTAATAATGAGTACTATCAAAACTTCTCATACTCACTTAAATCAAGAGTCCCCTTTGATACTTGGAATGATTCCGTAAGTGCACTCAATCATATTGCAGGTTTCCAAAAGTTTGCAGATCTTGTTATTGATAATGATGCAGTTGGTCTTGTAACAGCAATTGGCGTTGAAGTTGAAACTGTAATTGACATTATTGGAGTTGAGTCACTATATTGTTTCCCTGATTTTGATGGTGGAACAGAGAGAACAATTGACATTTCTAACAACAAAGTTGTATCAAATGAAATTGTTTTTGAGAACAAGATTCTTCTTGATTATTTTGAATCAAGAGGTAACAGAGTTCTGAACATTGATGACTTTAGTGGCGAATTTAATTCAAATGCAAGAGAGACAAGATATTCAATTATTGACTTTTTTGATAATAAGTATGCCTGGAATAAGATATTCACACTCGTACAGGACACAGAGATTAGAAATAGAAAACAATTTGGTATTGTAACAATCCTACAAGATGGAACAATTGGTTACTCAAATCAATATGGTACTCTTGATACTGGTAAATTATTAGGTTCTTTTGATTACATTGGTGCTGGTACTAGTCAATGGGGATTAACATTCTTCCCCAATCTATTTGAATTCAACAACTATGAAGTATCTTACTTCTCATTCAGTGGTGTTGAAAGTGTTCTTGAAGTTGGTTCAAAAGATATTGGTGATATCATTTCAATTGGATCTTCTTCTGTCAGTGTTCCAGTCTCTACAGAGACAACTTTGATTCAAATCCCAACAAGTAAAAGATCAGCAAAACTTCATGTACAACTTGAAAAAGGTGATAATGAGTATTTCTATACAGAATTGAATGTTCTTCATGATGGTACCGATGTTGAACTGCTACAATATGGAAGTATTGACTCAACTCCTGGTATTTCAGATGGTTTTGGAACATACGATGCTGAAATTTCTGGTGGTAATGTTAATGTTAAGATTACTCCTACTGTAGGAACTGCATTAACTGCAAATATTTTATCTATTGAAACAGATGCGACCGCAACTGGTGTTGGTACAACGAGTTTGGTTACTACAAATCTTTCTTCTTACTATAAACAAATTTCGGCATCGGCATCTCCAGTAGCTCATGAAGTTGCATCATATGAAGATCCTTTTGCCTGTGAATACTTCATGGTTACGGTCCATGATACTACAAATAATGAGTATGAATTGTTTGAATGCCATGTACTCGATTCAAACAATTTAGGTATTGTCAAATATGGTAGTATTATCAGTTTTGTAGGACTTGGAACGATAGGTGTTTCAAAATCAAGTGAGACAGTTAGTTTGGTATATACACCAAATGAAAATATTGCAGTTGATGTAAGGGTCTTTGGTATAAGTCTAAAGAACTTTGATAATATCACTGGCATTTCTTCAATTAGTGATCTTAACAACAATATCCTTTTCTCTGACTATGGAACTTACACAGGAACTGAATTTGATAAGAAGAGGTCATTTAGTCTTAAGAATAATGAACTACCCATCTTCCAAAGATCATTCTTAGGAAATAATTCTACAGTAGTTGACGTTACTAATAATCAAGTAACAATACCAAATCACTTCTTTGTTACAGGTGAGAAGGTAGAATATAGTTATGAAAATTCAAATGTATCTACACTTAATGCTATCAATATCACATCAACAGATATTGGTGGCATAACCACCGACAAACTTCCTACAGAACTCTATGTTGTGAAGTTCAGTAATACAAAAGTTGGTTTTGCACAAAGTGCATTTGATGCATTATCATCTTCTCCAACATTATTAGACTTTAGTTCTGTTGGTATTGGAACATTCCACAAAATCACAGCAACCAATCAAAACGCAAAAGCATTAGTTGCAATTGATAATATTATTCAAGCACCAGTAACTGAAGCCAATGTTAAAACTGAGTTGGATGAGGACATTATTTTTGATATTGATTTTGAAGTTGTTGGTATTCAATCATTCAAAGCCAATGACATTATTAAGATAGACAGTGAGTTTATGCTCATCCAGGACATTGGAGTTGGACAAACTAATTCCTTTAGAGTTTTGAGAGGGCAATTGGGATCTGGAGTAGCAACTCATGGAGTTGGAACAACAGTTAACTTGATGGTAGGTAATTATAATATTACAGATAATATCATCAATTTTGTTGACGCACCATTTGGTTCTACACCTATTGGCACAACTACAGGTAATCCCGATGAAAGAGACTTCACAGGTCTCTCTACCAATTCAACATTCCAGGGTAGAACATTTATAAGAAGTGGAATTAGGGATGCTGATTATGATACATACTCCACTAATTACACCTTTGACAATATTCAAAGTCAATTCAATGGTCAGAAGAAGTCATTCTCACTACTTAATGGTGGAAATGATGTCATAGGTTTCTCAACACAACAGGCAATTATTCTCAATTCAAATATTCTTCAAGAACCACAAGGTGCTCAGGCAACAACTGGTGATTTTAGACTTGAAGAAACTTCTGGTATAACAAGTATTACTTACCTTGGGGACTTCTCATCTTCTGAAGATGATCCAAATAAAGCTGATATACCAAGAGGTGGATCAATTATATCAATTGGTTCTAGTAAGGGTTTTGGATATCAACCACTTATTGCAGCTGGTGCAACTTGTACTGTATCTGCAGCAGGAACAATTCTTTCAGTTACAATTGGCAACAGTGGATCTGGATATAGGGTTGGAGTTCAAACTGTAAATGTTGGTTATGCAGTATCCTCAGTTGGTTTATCAACTGTGGTTAATATTGGAACTGCAACTGTACAAAATGGTAGTATTGTTGCTATCACTACATCATATGAAGGTGCAAATCTTGATGAAAATAATCCTCCTTTGATTGTTATTGATAAACCACTGCCCTATGGTGGTATTCCACTTGTATATGCTGATGGAAGTAATGGAATTGGTACAGGAGCAAGGGTAGATGTCACTGTAGGTCAAGGATCAAGTGTAATCAATTTTGAAATTATAAGTGGAGGATTTGGTTATGGTAACGGTGAAAGTCTAAGACTTGCCATTGGTGGTACAACAGGTATTCAAACAACTGGAAGTTCTGACTTTGCACACTTTGAAATAAATGTTACTGATGTTTATCGAGATACATTCAATGGATTTACTATTGGTGAACTTGATGTCTTTGACAAATTGGATGATGAGTTTGATGGTAAGACCACCAAATTCCCACTCAAAATTGCTAACACTCAATTCGCAATTGAGGTTGAAAAAGGTTCTGAAATCGATATAACACAGACTCTGATTATCACCATCAATGATATCCTCCAAGTTCCTAATGATGCGTATAAATTCAATGGTGGTAGTATTATTGAATTCACTGAACCACCTAAGAAAGGTGATACCTCTAAGATTTTATTCTACAAGGGAACTCCAGATGTGGATGTCGCTTTTGTTGATGTTCTTGAAACTGTCAAGATAGGTGATACACTTCAACTTAAGAATGATGCAATTAGAGGTCAAGACTTTGGTTTATTACAGGAGGAAAGAATTGTAACTGGTATAACAACACTTGATACTACTACTACCTTCTCATATAATGGACCAGGTCTATCAACCAGTCTTGCACTTGTAAGACCTATCACTTGGTGTAAGCAAACTGATGATATAACAATCAATGGAGAGTTTGTTACTAAGGATAGAGTTTCTCAAGAACCCTCTATCTTCCCTGCATCATACTTAACATCATTTGTAGGTTTATCAAGTAATTATGCATATGTTGATACTGCAAGACCCTTCTTTGACTCTAGAAGAGAAACAAACCTTCTTGAGTATCAAGATTCAATTACTATTACAGATCAAACATCCATCAAATCAGCTATCGCTACTGCAGTTATTCATGATGGTGGTGTAACGAGTTTACCACTTTCAGATGGAGGAGAAGGATACAGTATTATTGGTAATCCAACTGTTTCAATTTCATCTCCTCATGTAGTTGGTGGTGAGACAGCAACAGCAGAAGCAATTATTGATGGCAGTGTTGTTTCATTCATTAATATAACCAATCCAGGATCAGGTTACACACAACCTCCAAGTGTTCTTATTGAACAACCACATATCAAGAGAGAAACTATTGGTATATCTTCTTACTTTGGTGATCAGGGCAATATTGTTGGATATGCTCGTTCTTCTAATGGTTTGACCACATTTGAACTTTATATTCCTCAAGATTCATTTATGAGAGATCCTGATGTTGTTGGAACAGCAGTCACTATAAGTCAATTATCTGAGGATGATTTATTTGTAGTAAATCTTTCAAATATTGGAGTCTCAGCCAATTCTAATTTTGACGGTATTTACAAAGTGACAGCAGCATATAACCAATCTAGGGATTTATCTTATATTGGATTGGGTGTTACAACAATTAGAAGAGTTGAATTTATAAACTCTTCTTCTATTGGATCAACAAGTTTCTCATCAACTGAAATTACATTTGATGGTACTGGAAAAACATTTGATAATAATCCAAGTCCTTTAGGTGGTGATGGTTTATTTTATAATGAAAGAATATATGGAAAGTATACATGGGGTAAACTTGAATTCTTGAATAGAGTTACTTCTACTGCTGTAGAATTTACACAAAAACCCTATAACCAACTTACTTCATCTCCTCTTATTCAAAGAACAAATCCATTGAAGTTCAATAACTATACATCATAGGATAAATAAATTTAGAAAAAGGAACCTCTCGTAAATGTCATATCAAGGTATTAATACCGGTACTACCCCTAATGATGGGACAGGCGATTCCCTGTTGGTTGGTGCCGATAAGATTAATGATAATTTTGGGGAATTATATAATCTCATCGGTGATGGAACAGATTTACCTGTTGGTATCGTAACGGAGATAACAGCAGGTTCAAATATATCAATATCAACAAGTTATGGATCTGTTGAAGTTTCAATAGATGAAATTACAAATATAGATATCACTGCAACTTCATTGGTGGTATCTGGTATCACTACACTTGGTATTGTTACTGGTGCAACATACTATGGTGATGGTTCTAATTTAACTGGACTTGGTGAAACTGCTAATGTAAGAACAGATACTTTGGTTGTTACTGGAGTGTCAACTTTAGGTGTTGTAACTGGTGTTACTGCAATTGAAGCAACCACATATTATGGTGATGGTTCTAATTTAACTGGAGTTGCAGATGCACTACAAAGCAGAACAACTGTTTCTGGATCTACAACATCAATTATAAATAATGGTATTGGAAATACAGACATTACTGGATTTAAGTCTTATGCCTTGATGAAAGTTGGTCTATCCACCGCAGGTTGGTTGAGAATATATACTGATAGTGCATCAAGATCTGCTGACGCAAGCAGAAGTGTTGGAGAAGATCCAGCAGCAGGAAGTGGTGTTATTGCTGAAGTTGTAACTACAGGAATTTCAACTCAACAGAATATTTCACCATTCACAATTGGTGGAAATATGGATGATCCAGTTGATACTACAATTTATGTTGCAATTACAAATCAATCTGGAACAACACAATCAATTGCTGCAAACTTAACCATTCTTAAATTGGAGGAATAAGAAACAATGGCAATCACAACAACTACAATTACAAAGGCAGCAGGTTGGGCAAGAACTGATGTTATTGATTCATTAGAACAAGCATTCACTTGGTTAGGAATGCACGGAACTGAAATCTCAGGATTAGTTACGAGTATTAGTGATTATAGTGGAGGTGGAACTGTTGGTTCTGCTGGCACTGATTATTTTGATGTTCCTGTTGCAACAACATCTGGTATTGGAACTGGTGCAACTTTTGAGGTTTATAGAAGTGGTGGGACCGTAAATACAATTTATGTAAATCGTCCTGGATATGGTTATACTGATGGTGAATATGTGACTCTATCTGCAGAAGATATTGGTGGTTCTGCTAATGGTGCTGTTGCAATTGGTATTACAGTAGCAGTTGATGGTGGTGCAACTCCTGTTGGTTATGGATCAACTAATCAATTCTTTGATAAGAATTTTTCTCCTGTTAGTGATTCAACTCGTCCTTGGGGAGTATTAAAACAAGACTTTGATACAAATAAAAGATTTGGAGTGACTTACAGAGGATTTAAACCCTATGATGATTATAGGATGAGTTTTACTACAGGATCTTCATTTTTTCCATTTGACACAACTAATACTTCAGATAAAGGTGGAAGATATAGAGATTCATTCAAAGGAACTGAACATTTAGACATCGCAGTATTCTCTGATTCTAATTCTAATTCGTTAGATTATGATATAGATATTAGATCACAAATTTCTGCAGTATATGATGGTTTTCAATATGCAACAACTAACTCCCCAACAACTCATGATTTAAAATTAAATATCTATCGTTCATCTATTGATTCTTCCTTTGCAGTTCTTTCTTTTAATCAACCATCTGTCAGTGGCGTTATAAATGAAAGTACATTTAGTACTTTTATTATTCATAATTTCACTTCAGATCTTTGGGATTTGGATGAAGTATTTTCTGCGGGAATGACTTTTATTGATGTGGATCCATCATTAAATCAATCTCAAGGAAACACTACAATGATAGGATTTAAAACTATATTAGTTGGAAATAGAAATACATCAGGTGATGATAGTACCAGTACAAGAACTGCGGAAGCAGGATGGGCACAAATTTATGATAGTGCTAATCAAGACGCGAAACCAATAAAAACTTATAGCATAACTTCATCACAAACAAATTATACAAATTCTGCTACCATCTCTGATGGGTATAATACTATAGATCCATCACACGCAACAATTTATTCAAGAACTGGTGGATTTAAAGATCGAGGAATAATTGAAAATAATGCTACTGATTATGGAAACAGATATCCAATCACAACATATCGTTCAGTGATTAAAGGAATTCCAATTAATGGAAATCTGATTCCTTGTCCTTATTATATGCCTGATGATTTTGTAGTAATTGATTTAAAACTCGATGCATCAGGACAAGATATTCTTCAGGGTGATACGATTACAATCAGTGGATCTGAAGTTTATACTGTAATTACTGGTTCTTATAATAAGAGTAATGAAACTGCTGGCGTATTCTTCTGTGCGAGGACTGTTTGATGACTAATTTTACAATTCCAAATTTATCAAGTGCTGTAGTTGGATTTGCAACTACAGCATTTTCTCCAACAGAAACATCATTTACTGTTGAGAATACAGAACCAGTCTCAAAAAATCGTGATATAACAGTAGAAGAAACCAGAAGAGGATGGTTGACTGGTAGAAGACCACAATCTGGTCAAATGTACCCAAGAGGTGTATATAATAAATAGCAGATTTAGAGAAACTAAATACTCTTAAGATCCCCAGTTGGGAATAATAGATGACTAGGGGTTCATATTACTGTTTCTGGATCAACATTGACCTTTAATGTTCCTGGAGTTGGTTCTACTAGCCTCACATTATTCTAATAAATATAAAAAAAGTCCCATAAAAAATGGCTGCGATAATTACTGATCAACTACGCATTTTAAATGCGAAAAACTTTGTAAGTTCTGTACAGGACACTTCAAATTCTTACTATGCTTGGATTGGTCTTCCAGACGCCACTGACTTTCAGAGTGACTGGAATACCAACCCGCCAGCTCCTAGAGATAGTTTGGATGACTCCAACTTTTATTGGGACACAATGATTGCTTTAAAGAAAATCAATCCTGGTGATGTGAGCCAAGTTGTCAGAAAGAAAACATGGCAATCTGGTATTACATATGATATGTGGAAAAATGATATTACCAGAACAAACCCATCACAACCTTCTGGGGCTTTTGACATTTACGATGCAAACTACTATATCATCAATAGTGAGTTCAAGGTCTATATTTGCTTGTTCAATGGAGCAAGTCCAGAAAATAGTTTTAGAGGTGTACCCTCACTGGATGAACCAAACTTTACTGATTTAGAACCAAGAGAAGCAGGAAGTAGTGGAGATGGTTATATTTGGAAGTACCTTTATACCATCAAACCAAATCAAATTATCAAATTCGATTCAACAAATTATATTGCAGTTCCAACTGATTGGGATACAAATGCAACTTATGCACCAATAAGAGAGAATGCCAAGACTTCTGGTCAAATCAAAATTGTTACGATCAAAAATCGTGGAGTTGGTATTGGAACTGCAAATGTTACCTATACAAGAGTACCCATTTTGGGTGATGGACGTGGTGCAGAGGCAACAATTGTTATCAACAATGATTCAAAAGTTGAGTCAGTCACTGTTTCTTCAGGAGGTAATGGTTACACATTTGGAACTTTAAATCTATCTAAAGGTGGAGTTCCTACTGGTAGTACTGAACCTACGTTTGATGTCATTATACCCCCTCCTGGAGGTCATGGAGCAGATATTTATCGTGAGTTGGGTGCATATAATGTACTCTCTTATGCAAGATTTGAAAATGACACGCAGAATCCAGATTTTATCACAGGAAATCAATTTGCACAAGTTGGAATTGTAAAAAATCCAAAGAACTTCAATTCAACAACTAATCTCACTCTTGATAAAGTCAGTGCACTTTATGCATTGAAACTTGTAGGTAGTGGAAGTAGTAGTGCCATTTTTGATCCTGACAGTTTTGTTACTCAAACTGTAGGTCTTGGTTCTACTGCAGTTGGTAGAGTAATTTCATATGACCAACAAACAGGTGTCCTAAAATACTGGCAAGATAGAAGAACTGCTGGTTTCAATACTAATGGCACTGATGATATTAATCCTGTATATGGTTTTGAGCAATTAGCATTTACCTCCAGTCCCACTAATGGAGGAAGTTTACAGATCAGTCCATCAAGTGGTAGTACATTACTTATCGACAAAGGATTTTCTGGTGTAAGTACTACAATAAATAGTAGGACATACAACCTGGGTCAAGAATTCATCAGTGGAATTTCAAATCCAGAGTCACAGAAATATTCTGGCGACATCATTTATGTTGATAACAGACCCTCTGTTACCAGATCATCTTCACAGAAAGAAGACGTTAAAGTTATCTTGCAATTCTAAGAGATATGCCACAGGAAACTAATCTCAATGTCGCTCCCTATTTTGACGACTTTAATTCGGACAATAATTTCTATAAAGTATTATTCAAGCCCGGGTTTCCAGTTCAGGCAAGGGAGCTGAACGGGTTACAATCAATACTTCAAAATCAGGTTGAAGAATTTGGTAACTTCTTCTTTAAGGAAGGATCAAAAGTTATTCCTGGTGACTTAACTTATGTAAAAGACTTTTTTGGTATTCAGATTAATCCAGAATTTCTTGGAGTACCTGTAGGTGTATATCTTGACCAGATTATTGGAACAACAATCTCTGGTGCATCATCTGGTGTTACGGCAAAAGTAGTTACTTATATTACCGATCAAGAATCAGAGAGAGGTGTATATACTCTTTACTTAAATTATGAGAATTCATCATCATCTGATGAGAGTGTTACGACATTTTTTGATAACGAAGTTCTTAATACAAGTAATAATATTACATTTGCATCAACCTTCATTTCTGCAGGTGATGGATTTGCAACAACACTTCCATTAAATTCTTCATGTGTAGGTTCATCATTTAATATAGCACAAGGTGTATATTACCTTAGAGGATACTTTGTAAATGTTGATCCTCAAACTCTTATTCTTGATCAATATAGTAATATTCCTTCATACAGGGTTGGTCTTGATGTTTTTGAAGAACTGGTATCTTCGGATGAAGATCCCACACTCAATGATAACGCACAAGGTTTTAATAATTTCACAGCTCCTGGGGCAGATAGATTAAGAATTACTACAAATCTTGCTAAAAAACCACTTGATAGCTTTGATGAACCAAATTTCGTCCAATTATCAGAGGTAAAGGAAGGTGTTTTACGTGTTATAAACAAAAATACTGAATTTAGTTTTATTGGTGATGAATTCGCAAGAAGAACTTTTGATGAATCTGGAAATTATTATGTAAAAGAATTTGTAACCACTGTTAAGAATAGTCTTAATGATCTTGAAGGTAACAGAGGTATATACAACTCAAATCAAATAACAGATAATGGTAACGTACCAAGTGACAATATTGGAGTTTACAGAATTTCTCCGGGAAAGGCATATGTTAGTGGATTTGAAGTAGAAACTATTTCCCCAACTCTTCTTGACTTTCCTAAACCAAGAACAACTAAAACTTTAGAAAATCAATCTATAAATTTTGGATTTGGTCCAACTTTAAATTTAGATAGAGTTAGTGGTTCTGCAACAATCGGTATTAATACGACTTTGACTCTTAGTTTGAGAGATCAAAGGATTGGAATTAATTCTCTATCTTCTTCTGGTAAAGAAATTGGTGTAGCAAGAATATATGACTTTGCTTTGGAAAGTGGTTCTTATGATACCAACTTCCCAGACTTGAACGTTTTTGATCTTTCATTATTTGACGTTCAAACATTTACTGATATCACCTTAAATGAACCAGTAACTCTCAATACATCAACATTTATTAGAGGTCAATCTAGTGGTGCAACAGGTTACCTTAGAAGTAGTGTAAATGCAGGCACAGCGATCACTGCATATAATGTAGAGGGTGACTTCATCAAGGGTGAGAGACTTATCTTCAATGGTGTATTAGAAAATGCTAGATTTGTTGTAGAAGATAGAAATTTCTCACTTTCTGATGTAAAATCAGTATTTGGACAAGTAGGTACAGCAGCAACATTTACAGGAGATACTGTACAATCTCAGGTGCGTAGTTTTGGTTCTGCTGACATATCCAATGGTTCGGGTGGTACCTCTGACATTTCTATACCAGTAACTCCAGGATTTACTTTTGTTGGTATTGTAACCTCAGGTAATATTGTTAGATACTCTAGACCTTCTTTAGATGTTGTAAGTTATGCAAGAGTTACAGGTGTTGGTAGAACAAATATTACTGTTGAGGCAGTAACCTCTGTTAACGGTATATGTGATGGTGATCTTCCAACTTCACCAGAGACTATTTCAAATATTGAACTTCTCACAACAAAGGGTGCTGACGGAAATGATTCAGGAAATTCTGCTAATAATCAAACTCTTTACAGTATATTTCCGAAAGAAAATATATCATCAGTCAACATTGTTGGTTCAGACCTTGTAATTAGAAAGCAATATACCACATCTATCTCCAATAATTCAACTCCGATAATTAATGTAGATGATTCCAGAGAGTCATTTTTACCATTCGATGAGGAGAGATATACTCTCATTAGATCAGATGGTGGCACAGAACCACTTACAGAAGATAAATTTTCTTTTACAAATGGTTCACAATCTCTTCAAATTAATGGTCTTGGTGAGAACGATAGTGAAACTAAGTTAATTACAACTCTTAGAAAGAAAGATATTAAAGCTAAAACAAAACAAAGAAATGTCGTAAAAGATCTTATCATTGATAAATCTAATGATTCTGCATCAGGTATTGGAACTACTAGTCTCAATGATGGTTTAACATATGGTAATTATCCATTTGGTACAAGAGTACAGGACGAAATTATTTCATTGAATACGGTCGATGTCTATGACATTTATGGTATCTATGAGTCTGAAGATAATAATGATCCAACATCACCATTCATGACTCTTTCTCAATTGGATGGTATTACTGCAACAACAAACGACTTAATTATTGGAGAAATATTAATTGGTCAAACTAGTGGTGCTAAGGCAATTTATATTCAAAAACTCAATGATACTCAAATATATTTTATATACTTAAATGAATCAACATTCTCAAATTCGGAAGTTGTCTCTTTCCAATCGTCAACTGTAAGTGGTATCTCTGCAAATGTCAATATTGGTTCAAAGAATATAACTAGTGACTTTAAGTTTTTCAATGGTCAAACTGATACATTTTATGACTATTCTAGAATTATAAGAAGAGGTGATGTTGGGATTCCATCAAGAAAATTACGTGTTTATTTTGCATCTTCATCTTATTCTGGTACTGATAGTGGTGACATTACGATTGTCAATTCTTACCTTGGATACGACTATTCAACAGAAATTCCATCAGTCGATAATGTAAGAGTAAGTGATATAATTGACGCAAGACCAAGACTCGTTGACTATGTAATTGAGGAGGGAGCAAGATCTCCTTTAGAATTTGATGGTAGAACATTCTTCGACAATGAAAATGGAAACTTACAGTCATCAAGAGATATTATTGCCTCTGATGAATCACTCAACTTAAGTTATAGTTATTTTCTTCCTAGAGCTGATAGAATTTATATTGATAAAGAAGGTGATATAGGTATTCAATTTGGTTCACCTGCTGACGATCCAAGATTACCGGATAGTTTAAGTAATGTAATGAATATTGCAAATGTGTTTTTACCACCATTTGTATTCGATATATCAGATGTAAAAGTTAATTTTATTGAGAATAAGAGATATCAAATGAGTGATATTTCTAAACTTGAGCAAAGAATTAAGAATTTAGAATACTATACCTCACTCAATCAACTTGAGACAAATACCTTAAATTTATTTGTTGAAGATGCTAATGGAAACAATAGATTTAAGTCAGGTATTTTTGTTGATAACTTTACAACACTTGAACCACAAGACACATCAGTTGGTGTTAGAAATAGTATAGATCCTGAAAAGGGTGAGTTAAGACCATCTCATTACACTACAGCATTAAATCTTCAAGTTGGTTCAACATTGATTGGTGGTTTATCTGCCACATCAGACTCAAGTCAAGATGCAGATGCTGCAAATATTGTAGGTGTCAATGTTAGAAAATCTGGTAGAATCTTAACACTCAACTATTCGGATGATATATGGCTTGAGCAACCATTTGCAACCAGAGTTGAAAATGTTACGCCATTCCTGGTTAACTTCTATCAAGGAAATATTGAATTAACTCCAGAAACTGATGTTTGGATTGATACCAATGAACTTCAAGTTAATGATGTTTTAACAGAAGGAAGTTTCAGAGGTGTGGCTGAAGCCTTAGGTGCAGAAATAACAACAAATATTGATGGAACAAGAGCAGGTGTATCTCCTGTCGTTTGGAACTCATGGGAGACTGTAGGTGTACAAGTCAATACATCCCTTTCTAATAATCAGTCATCCTCAACCAGGTCATCCAGAACAGTCAATAATTCAAGAGGTAGGATAGAATCAAGGAGAGGACGTAGAGGACAAACAAGAACTACTACCACAACTACAACCACTACAACACAGAATAGAATTTCTGCAACAACATCGACAAGTTTAACTCAGAGTAGAAGTGGTCAACAATTCTTTGTAAATGAAAGAATCGATACTGAGTCTCTTGGTAGTAGGGTTGTAAGGAGAGAGTTAATTAATTTTATTAGATCTCGTAACATTTCTGTCAAAGGAACTTCTTTCAAACCATTTACTAGGTTGTATACATTCTTTGATGATGTTGATGTTAATAAGTTTGTAACACCAAAACTTATTGAAATTGAGATGCTTAATGGAACCTTTGTTGTAGGCGAAACAGTTAGAGGAAGAATGAATGATGGTGGTTCTCAAATCATCAATAGCGCAACTGTCCCTTCAATTGATTTCAGAGTAGCAAATCCAAATCACAAATATGGACCATATAACATCCCAACAGATGTTTATGATAGTAATCCATATAATAGAACTATTCTTATTCCTCCATCTTATTCGGAATCATCATCAATTCTGAATATTGATACATTCAGTCTTCAGTCATTGGACTTTCCACAATATAGTGGATTCATTGCAAACTCTATGATTTTGACTGGAAGTACAAGTGGAGCACAAGCAAGAGTCACTAATGTAAGATTTGTTACTGACAGAGTTGGAACTTTACAACTGTCTTACAGCATTCCAAGTTCCAATAATCCTGCAAATCCAATATTTGAAACTGGTAGGTCTAATTTCAGATTGACAAGTAGTAGCACAAATAGTTCCATTGAAGGTACTGTATCTACTGCAGGTGAATCAATTTATTATTCACAAGGTAGTGTCGATGTAACTCAAGAAACCACACTTTCTGTCAGAAATGCAACTGTTAGAAAAGAAGACTTTAGTCAAGCAAGAACACTTAGAGATACTGATACCTCAAATACCGTCAACATTACGTCTACATCACAAGATGTGGATGTAAGAGTAAACTTGGGAACTCGTAGAATTCGTCGTCCAACACCTACTCCACCCCCACCACCACCAACTCCGGCACCTCCTTCACCACCTATTATCAATCGTCCGATTGTAAGACCAACTCCACCACCTCCTCCGGCCCCTCTTCCTCCTCCGCCGGTACCTATTCCTACGCCATTACCACCTCCACCACCACCTGTTGTAGTACCAGAAGTTATTACACCACCACCACCTCCACCACCAGTTGTGTTGCCACCGGCCCCAGAACCTGTTCCGCCGCCGCCACCACCAAGGCCTGTTCCGCCCCCACCTCCAGTTCCAGAGCCAGAACCAGAACCAATACCTGTTTCTGTACCAGTACAACCTACTCCACCACCTCCACCACCGGCCCCTGCGGAACCTGTTGTTCCACCTATAGTATCGGCCATTGGAAATTTCTTCCGAGGAGTATTAGGAGGAGCAACTAGACCACCTTCAACACCAGTAGGTCAATTAGAAAGACCAGCTAATGTCGGTTCTGAAAGGGCAGAACAGTTCCGTCGTCCCCCAAGAGGTGATGGACCAACACCAGAGCAACGGGAACGTCGTCAAAATCGCCGTGCCAACGGCCGCGGTCGAAGAGATCCACTTGCTCAAACTTTCATTGTTGACGATCTAACTGGAGTCTTTATTACTAGGGTAGATCTTTTCTTCATCCAAAAGGATGATAATATTCCAGTACAATTTGAAATAAGAGAAACAACTCTTGGAACTCCAAATGATCGTGTTGTACCATTCTCTTATAAGAGTATTGATCCACAGGATATTAATTTAAGTCTTGATGGATCTGTTGCAACAACTATTACTCTTGATTCACCAGTATATCTGAATCCTCAAAAAGAATATGCCCTTGTGCTTCTTTCGGATTCGACTAATTATCAAGTCTACATTAGTAGATTGGGTGAAGCAGACATTTCAACACTTGGTCAAGAGGCAGGTCAGGTATTAGTAACTGAACAACCACTTCTTGGTTCTCTGTTCAAATCACAAAATGCATCAGTATGGACACCTTCACAGTTTGAGGATCTGAAATTTAGACTTTATGCAGCTAGATTTGTCTCACAAGGTTCTGTATCATTCTATAATCCAGATTTACCATCAGATCTTTCACAAATTGATCCGAATGGTTTGACAATCAATTCTAGAAAGATAAGAGTTGGTCTTGGAACAACTGTTGTTGATGATGATCTTGAATTTGGAGTTACTGTCAAACAATTGGGTATTGGTGCAGAGGGTACACTTGTTGCTCTTGGTGGGTCTGCTACTTCAGATCTTACTATAACCAATGCAGGTGTTGGTTATACACCATCGGCAGGTAGATTTACATATAATGGTATTGGTCTTACTGCAATTACTGGTGAGGGTGTTGATGCAACTGCTGATATTACTATTGAGAATGGTGTAGCAATTGCAGCTACTGTAAATAATGGGGGTACAAATTATGTAATTGGTGATGTGTTGACCCCGGTATCTATTGGATCTAAGAGTCTTGGAGATGGTATTCAATTATCTGTTGAAACTATTCTTGGAAATAACACTCTCGTACTTGATAATGTTCAAGGTAATTTCACAACTAATTCTTCGTATCCTATCTACTATGTGAAGAAGACTGGAATCACCACAGAACTTAATTCTGGTGTGGGTGGTGATGTTGTTCCAGTATCTCCAATTGTGATTTCTGAACAAGGAAATTACATCAAAGTGTTCCAAAGAAATCATGGTTTATACTCTAATGTGAATAGAGTTACTATTAGTGATGTGAGAAGTGAAAAAGTTACATCAAAACTCTCTAATGATTTCAACTTTGATTCATCTGGATCTATTGGTGGTGATAATGTCTCAACCGATTTTGAAACTTTTGAAAATATTGGTGTAGCAGCAACTAATCCTGGTTATATCAAGATTGGTGAAGAACTTATCAGTTACACTGGTGTTAGCGGTAATAGCTTTACAGGAATCACAAGAGGAATAGACAATAGTGTCATTTCAAGTCATTCAAGTGGTGAACTTATTTACAAATATGAACTTGATGGTGTTTCATTGAGAAGAATCAATACTACTCACCTTCTTTCAAATGTAGTTCCTAGTGAGATTGATGAACCGGCTATTGGTTTAGATTACTATTACATAAAGGTTCAAATGAACGCCAATGGAACTAATAGAGCTCCTGGAAATTCTGAAAAATTCACTCCACTCTTCTTTAATGAAAATAGTATTGGTGGAGGTCCATTAGTCAAGGGAACTTATAATCTCCCATTCAATTTGATAACTCCAAAAATCAATACCGTACTACCCGTGGGTACAGCTATTGAATCAGAAGTAAGAACTATTTCTGCAACCAGTGTTTCAGGAAGTCAAGAATCATACATAGATCAAGGATTTGACTTGATTAATATTTTTGAGAAAAATTACTTTGATTCTATGAGAATGATACCATCAAGAGAAAATGAATTAGCATTATTGAATGGTGATCTTTTCCCTGGTAATAAATCATTTACAATTAATTATAGTCTGGGATCTAATAATTCAAGAATCAGTCCTGTGATTGATCTTGACAGTTCTGCGGTTGTATTTACAATGAGTAGAATTAACAATCCAGTTAGTGACTATACTACTGACTTCAAAGTAAATACAATTGAAGATGATCCTAACAGATTCATTTATGTTTCAAAAAATGTAACTCTTGAAAATCCTGCAACATCACTACAAGTTCTTCTAGATGCTTATGTATCAAACTTCAATGATATCAGAGTGTTATATGCACTCAATCAGGATACTGTAGTTGAAGATACTATATTTACATTATTCCCTGGGTATTCCAACATTGGTACAAATAACTCAGTCATCAGCATGTCCTCAAATAATGGCACTTCTGATGTAAGAGTTCCTAAAGTTGATTCATATGTCCCTGAACCAACTGTAGATCAATATAGGGAGTATAAGTTTAGTATTGATGATTTGGCACCATTCAAGTCATTCAGAATCAAAATCATTGGTACTTCAACAGACCAGTCTAATGTCCCAATGATTAGAAACCTTAGAGCGATATCATTTGCATAATGGAAAATTTTATACCAGTAGAAGGAATGGATGGTCTCTTTAGAGACCCCCATTCTGGTGCTATTATTAATAGTAACAAACTTGACTATGAAACCTATGTGAGACATAGGCAAAAACTGAATAATGATAGAGAAGATTTTGAAAAACTTCAATCAGAAGTTACAAATATGAAAAGTGATGTGGATCAAATTAAGTTTATGTTGAAAAATATCACTGATTTATTAAATAAATAGACATATAGATAGGTCTAATAATAAATGGCACAGCCTAGTACTAGACAAGAACTAATTGATTATTGTTTAAGACAGTTAGGTGCTCCTGTTTTGGAGATCAACGTGGCTGATGAACAACTTGAAGACCTGATAGATGATGCGATACAATTCTTTCAAGAGAGACATTTTGATGGTGTCACTCAGGTTTATCTTAAGTATCAAATTACTGAAGATGATATAAAAAGAGGAAGGGCAAGACCACCTGGTGCACCACAAACAGAAAATGGTAGTGTAGGAATTGCATCGACTTCTGCATCATCAAATATTGTTGGTACTGCAACTACATTTACTTATTATCAGAACAGTAATTATATTCAAATCCCCCCATCAATCATTGGTGTAAATAAAATTTATCAATTTGATGGTGGATATGGTCAAGGAATGTTCAACGTAAAATATCAATATATGTTGAATGATTTTATAGGTTTGAATGGTTGGGGTGCATCTGGATTCGATTTATTGTCATACACAATGACAATGTCTTATTTGGAGACTATTAATTATTGTCTGAATACTCATAAACAAATTAGATTTAATCAAAGAACAGATAGATTGTATATTGATATTGATTGGCATGATCTAACGGCAGGAGAGTTTTTAGTCATTGATTGTTGGGCTATGAATAATCCTAATGATTATCCAAGAGTATATAACGATTCTTTCTTAAAACCATACCTGACTGCACTTATCAAGAGACAATGGGGTCAGAACTTAATCAAATTCCAGGGAGTTAAACTTCCAGGTGGTATTGAATTTAATGGAAGACAACTTTACGATGACGCACAGACTGAACTTGATAAGATACAAGAAAGGATGTTGAGTACATATGAATTACCACCATTAGATTTAATTGGGTGATGACGTATGCTAAATCCTTTCTTTCTAAATGGTTCATCTAGTGAACAAAACCTTATACAAAGTCTTGTCAATGAACAGTTGAAGATGTATGGGGTAGAAGTATATTATCTACCTCGAAGATACATCACTACCAATACAGTTATAAAAGAAGTCATTCAATCTGACTTTACAAATGCATATCCAATTGAGGCATATGTTGATAATTATGAGGGATACACTGGACAAGGAACAATTCTGTCAAAATTTGGTATTGAAAATCAAGACGACCTTCAACTCATAATCTCAAAAGAAAGGTATGAAAATTATATCACTCCTTTGATAAAAGATGTACCTGATATTCAATTAAGTGCCAGACCAAAAGAAGGCGACTTAATATATTTTCCATTAGGTGATAGACTATTTGAAATTAAGTTTGTAGAACACGAACAACCTTTTTATCAACTCAAGAAAACCTATGTTTATGAGTTGAGATGTGAACTCTTCAGATACGAAGATGAAGTTATTGATACTGGTGTTGAAACAATTGATGATGAGGTTGAACAGATTGGTTACATACAAACTCTGAACTTGATTGGTGCAGGAAGAACTGCTACGGCAAGTGCAACTGTATGTCCTTCTGGTGCTATCAATAAGATTGTCATCAGTAATATGGGTAAGAACTTCAAATCTACCCCCACAGTAGGATTTTCATCAGCACCTTCAGGAGGAGAAACTGCGGTAGGCATCGCATCAGTATCTTATAATCATCCAGGATGTAAGGGAAAATCAGGTGTTATATCTGCAATATTGATTACTAATGCAGGATGTGGGTATACAGTAGCTCCGATGATTACTGTTTCTGGGGGTGGTGGAACTGGTTTTGCAGCTACAACTGGTATTTCAACTAATGGATCCATACAGACTATCACTGTGAGTGATGGTGGAAAAGGTTATATCAATACTCCAAAAGTGTCTATTGCATCTACAATATCAAACACCAAAGATGCAGTTGCTATCTCAACTATATCTTCTGGTATTGTAACAGATATTTACATTATTGGTGGTGGAGACGGATACGGATCTAGTCCAATTATAACTATCGATCCACCACTTTCTGCCGATGATGATGTTTCTCTTGGTGGTTCATTCACCTTTAATGAAGTTGTCACAGGTTCAAAGTCTGGAACTACTGCAAGAGTTAAGGAATGGAATGGTAATACAGACATAATCGAAGTTGGTATAATCTCTGGTGCTTTTGTTGATGGAGAGTATCTCACGGGATCTGATTCTGGTGCAAGATACCTCATTAGTGGTATAGATACTGATGATAAGGTAACACCTTATGCAGACAATGATAATATTGAGAGGGAGGCTGACTCAATTATTGACTTCTCTTCCTCCAATCCCTTTGGTATGCCATAAATATAAGTATATAATCTTAAGATAATGTTTGAGTATTTTTACAACGAGATTTTCAGATCTGTTATCATTGGATTTGGATCCCTTTTCAATGGTATTCAAATTAAACATAAAGATAGTGGTGATGATACTACAAGTGTTATCAAGGTACCACTTGCATATGGACCTACACAAAAGTTTCTTGCTAGACTGAAGCAAAGTCCAAATCTGAATGCACCAGTCCAAATGACACTTCCAAGAATGTCATTTGAGTTTACTAATCTTAAATATGACTCCTCACGGAAATCTACTCAAACACAGCAGATGGTTGTCACCTCTGCAGATGGTACAGAAGAGAAAAAGAGTTATCTTCCAGTACCATATAATATGACGATTACACTTTCAGTTTATACAAAACTGAATGATGACATGTTACAAATTGTGGAACAGATAGTCCCATACTTCCAACCTGGTTATACTCTTCCAATTAAATTTCTTGGTAATTTAGAAGAAGTCCAAAATGTTCCTGTTATATTAGACAACATAGATATGTCTGATGAATATGAGGGAAATTTTGATACAAGAAGGGCTCTAGTATATACATTCACATTCACTGCCAAAACCTTTGTATACGGTCCTCTCAGAGATGTATCTTCTGATATCATTAAGAAGGTCACTGTTGGTTACATTGCTGGTCATAGATCAAGTAATTATGATAGGGACGTTACTTATCAGGTTACACCAAGAGCAATCAAGGATTATGATGGTGTTGTAGTTACACTTCTTGGTGAGAATGTTGATATGGTGGAGAATGTTATTGAAGTTGATGACTCATCATCTATCTCTGAAGGTTCATACATCTACATTGACCAAGAAGAATTGTATGTCGAGACGATTACAGGTAATAAGTTACTTGTAAGAAGAGCTCAAGACAATACACCTCTCCAAAATCATGTCTTGGGTTCTAAGGTATTCAAGATTGATAATCAGGATAATTCTATGATTGAACTGGGAGATGACTTTGGATTTGATGGTAATATATTCTGAGGTTAGTATATGGACAAGTATGAAAAACTCAATGAGACCTTTGATGTAGAACCTATTCAATCAAAAAGTGAATTAAAAGAAAACTTTGAAACCGAGATTACAAAATACGAAAGTTCAACAGAAGATATAAAGAAAGACTACGAGTATACTAGAGGTAATCTATATTCAATCATTGAGAAGGGCCAAGAAGCAATAAATGGTATTCTTGAACTTGCACAAGAAAGTGAAATGCCAAGAGCGTATGAAGTCGCAGGACAATTAATAAAGAGTGTTTCTGACGCGACAGATAAGTTAATGGATCTTCAGAAGAAACTGAAGGATGTGAATGAAGATAAAGAAACTAAAGGACCAACTACTGTCAATAATGCTCTATTTGTAGGATCAACGGCAGACCTCCAAAAGATGCTAAAGAGTGTTAGTAAGGATATAAATAGTTAAAAATGATAGAAGATGGCAGCGGAATCAGTAAATATACAGATCGATAAAGGAACTGATTTTTCACAAAAATTTGTGATGAAGAATCCTGATCAGACCATCATTGATTTGACAGGTTATACTGCTGTTTCTAAAATTAGAAAATATCCTGAGGATACTAAATTCCAACCATTTGCAGTTGGTATTGCTTCCACAACTGGAACCATTACATTGTCAATGGGAACAACTGTTACGAGTCAATTGAATGTTGGTAGAAACTATTATGATATATTAGTTACTACGGCATCATCATCAGTATCAAAGGCGTTTGAAGGGTCCGTAATTGTTAATGCTTCTATATCTGTATAAAAATGGAGAATCTTGATGATTTTTTCTCTCTAATTGGGGAGGGGAAAAAGAAAAAAGAGGAAGAAAAAAAAGACCTTATAGGTGAGGTAACTCTTGGTGATCTTTTTTCTTCACTCAGTGAAGAAAAAAAGAAATTAAAAATAGAAGAAGAGAAAAGAAAAAAAGAAAAAGAAGAATTAATTCATAAAGCAAAAATATTTGAAAAGTTTTTATATTCAGAAAACTCGAAAGAAAATAATAATATTTCAGAGGTTATAAAAGTTCTCGAAAAAGAACTTTTAAATTTAAAAAATACTTCATATAAGTCTATTGATAGACTAATGAAGGGTATTTGTTCTGATTATGATATAACACCCAGACTACTTCACGATAAATTTAAAGAAAAACATAATCTCATACCTGATGAATGGGTAAAACAACAAAATGAGGTATTTGAAGATTCTAATGATATTTCCGATTCTGTTTCAGAAGAAATAAAAAATACAAATATTATTGAATCTGAGTCACCTGATAAAGAAGAACTTTCTGATAATATCAAAAAGTCAATGGAAATTCTGGAGCAACTTAATCCAGAAGAAGAATATGAAAGTGATTCTGAAAATGAAATTATAAAATTGAAAAAGGAGATGGAACAACTTCGTAAGATGGTTTACGAAAGTGTTCGAACTGCAACATCTCAGGGTGGTGGTGGAGAAGTTCGTTTAGAATTTTTAGATGATGTTGATAGAGAATCGGCAAAATCAAATGGAAAGTTATTGTCATATAACTCATCCACTGGAAAATTTATTGGAACATCCCTATCAGCTGTAAGTGGTGTAAACTCATTAATTGCCGGTGATAACATCACCATTAGTGGTTCTACTGGTGATGTCACTATCAATGCAACTTCTTCAGTAGGTTCGGGAGATACTGCACACATCAATGCAGAATCTTTGGTTGTTTCGGGAATATCAACACTTGGAGAAGTAAATATATCAGATCTATCTGTAAGTGGTGACGCAACAATAGTCGGTGTTCTTACTGTTGGAAGTTCTTCTTTAACTCTTGATGGTGATAGTAATGAAATTCAAGTTGGTGCTGCATTAACATTGGGTCACGATATAGGACTTCAGTATCATGAACAGTTTTTACATGTCGCTGGATTTGATGTCAACAATATTAATGCATCAGGTATTATCACTGCATCATCATTAAGTGGTGATATGGATTTTGGTAATTTCTAATAAATAGATAAATGATAAGATAGTTAATAATATGGTGTCTCCTGTTTTAAAATTTAAGAGAGGTTTATTATCAGACCTTCCTTTGTTAAATGAAGGAGAACCAGGATTTACCACTGATTATTATGAACTATACATTGGTAGTGCAGACGGAAATAAACTCATAGGAAGTGGGAGATATTGGAATAAAGAAACTTCATCTTCTGGTGGTTCAGTAAAAGTTTTTGAAGCAACATCAAATGGAACAAATTTTGTTGGTCTTGCAGCGTCAACAAATGTTCCATCCTCTATAACATTTACATTACCCAATACTGATGGTTCAAGTGGTGATGTTTTAGTAACTGACGGATCAGGAAACTTATCATTTTCACCTTCTTCATCCTCATCATTCACTATTTCTGGAGATAGTGGATCAAATGATACATTTAATACTGGAGAAACATTAACATTCTCAGGTTCTTCCAATGAGATAATCACAACAATCACGAATAATCAGGTTGAAATAGGTCTGAGAGATACTGTAAATATTACCACCGAACTTGATGTTCCAACAATTGAAGTTAGTAATATAGAGGCAAAAGATGGATCATCATCCATCACAATCGCTAATTCGACTGGTTCAGTCTCGATAGCAGATTCACTATCAGTCTCAGGAAATACAATATTAGATAGTGTAACTGCAACGAGTTATTCTGGTGATGGTGCTGGAATTACAAGTGTTGATGCAGATCAACTTGATGGTCAAGAGGGGACATATTATCTCGATTATAATAACTTTACAAATACTCCAACAATCCCTACAAATAATAATCAATTAATCAACGGTTCTGGTTATATTACCACATCATTCACTAACACAAATCAACTCACAAATGGTGCAGGTTTTATTACTGCAAGTGATGATATTACAGGAACAGCAGCTGGACTCAGTGGAAATCCGAGCATTTCTGTGAATGTGATTACGGCGTCTTCCGCAGAGTTTTCTAATAATGTCAGTATAGGAGGAACTCTTACATATGAAGATGTATCCAATGTTGATTCTGTTGGTCTCATTACTGCAAGAACTGGTATTGATGTATTAGCAGGTGGTATTAATGCTGTTGGAGTGGTGACAGCAACATCATTTGACGGTAGTTTAGCAACAACTGATCTTACAGGAACCATTACTAATGCTCAGTTAGCAGGTTCTATTGAAAACAGTAAGTTATCTAACTCAACCGTATCCTATGGCGGAGTTCAATTAAGTCTTGGTGGTTCTGATGCAACTCCAGCATTTGATTTGAGTGATGCAACTAATTATCCTTATAGTTCCCTTACAGGAATTACAACAAATATTATAGGAGACACGACACCACAATTGGGTGGTAATTTAGATGTTAATAATAATGATATTACTGGAACAGGTAACGTTAATCTTACTGGTGTTGTTACTGCAACCACATTTTCTGGTTCTGGTGCATCTTTAACAAATATTCCAAACAGTTCTTTAGATAACTCATCAATATCTTATGGTGGCGTATCATTAAGTCTTGGTGGTTCTGATGCAACTCCTGCATTTGATCTTTCTGATGCCACAAATTATCCAACATCATCTTTGAGTGGAACAATTACCAACGCACAGTTAGCAGGTTCCATTGAAAACTCTAAACTATCCAACTCATCAGTATCTTACGGTGGAGTCCAACTGAGTCTTGGTGGTTCTGATGCAACTCCAGCATTTGATTTAAGTGATGCAACTAATTATCCATATAGTTCTCTTACTGGAATCACTACTAATATTGTGGGTGATACTACTCCACAACTTGGTGGAAATTTGGATGTCAATGGTAATGATATTACTGGAACTGGTAACATTAACCTAACTGGAGTTTCTACCTTATCAAAACTTCATGTTGATCCTGTAGGTTCTGGTATTACATATAATGAAGATTTGGTTGTTCTGGGAAATGCAAGAGTAACTGGTATTTTAAGTATTGGAACAAGTTCTATTGTTCTTGACGCTAATGCAAAAACAATTCGGGGTCTTAATGAGATTCGTCTTGATTCTACTGAAACCGATGAACAACCAGTTATTATTAAACAAACAGACGGGAAAATCAGTTTCCGAAAAACAAGTAGAAATGAAAATAATCAAATTGTAGAGGTTGAACAAGAAGCATCAGTTGGTATTGGAACAACAGTTTCAGTAAACACTAGTGGTATAATTACTGCAACATCATTCTATGGTGATGGGTCCAACTTAACTGGATTAACTAATTCCCAAGTGGGTGCTATGGGTGACCTAGTTGATGACACTACTCCCCAACTAGGTGGTAATTTAGATCTCAATAGTAATAATATTACTGGAACTGGAAATGTAAATCTTAGTGGTATTGTTACTGCTACGACTTTTAGTGGTAATCTTCCAACAACTGATCTTACAGGAACCATTACTAATGCTCAGTTAGCAGGTTCTATTGAAAATAGTAAGTTAGCAAACTCTACAGTATCTTATGGTGGTATCCAACTGTCTTTAGGTGGTTCTGATGCAACTCCAGCATTTGATCTTTCGGATGCTACCAATTACCCAACATCATCTTTGAGTGGAACCATTACTAATGCTCAGTTAGCAGGTTCTATTGAAAACTCTAAACTATCCAACTCAACAGTTTCTTATGGTGGTATACAACTAAGTCTTGGTGGTTCAGATGCAACTCCAGCATTTGATTTAAGTGATGCTACCAATTACCCAAC